ATGAAACGCTCACAGATTAAGCGCCGTCCGATGGCGGACAGTGTGTTGGAGAAGCTGGAACCCGAGGAACGGGACTATCAGGAGAATGACAGTCCTGGATTGTATTTTCGGGTCAAGGCCGGTGGCAGTAAATCCTGGGTGGTGCGTTACAAACGGCCCAACGGTAAGTGGGCCTGGAAAGGGATCGGTGGCTATCCGGCAGTGTCCGGTAAAGCGGCACGGGAAAAAGCCCGGGAACTGTTGAAGAAAGTCTCCGATGGGGAGGAACTCAATACCGCTCCGGAGGTTCCCAAGATCCTGTTCATGGATGCAGCGGAACACTGGTATCAGCGAAAACTGAAATCCGGTCGGGCCCCTGGCACAACACGTCAGATGAGAATGTACCTGGACAAAGAAGTGTTGCCCCGGCTGGGTAACAAGACACTGGAAGAAGTCACACGCTTGGATTGTACGACGATCCAGCAATCTATGGAGGATCGAGGTGCCCATGTAATGGCAGGTAAGCTCCGGGGCTGGATCAACCAGATATTCTCCCTGGCCATTGCCGAGGGTAAGACCGAACACAATCCAGCCAGTGAGCTGAAGCATGTTGCGGTGGATCGTTTTACACGAAACCACTATCCACATCTGTTGGAGCCTGACCTTCCGGGATTCCTGAAAGCTATTCGAGAAGCGAAGGTACGGCAGGTCACCGAAACCATGGTTTGGTTGGCTCTGCGTACTGCCAGTCGCCCGGGCATGGCCCGATTTGCGGAATGGACAGAACTGGATCTGGATAAAGGTCTCTGGGTCATCCGTGCAGAGAAGATGAAGATGCGAAGGGAACACACGGTTCCCCTGGCATCCCAAACGGTACAGGAGCTGAAAGCCCTGCAACCGTACACCGGGGCAGGTCGATATGTCTTCCCGGGCTATGGCTCAAAGAATCCTACCCTGAGCGAGAATGCGATCAAGAAGGTGATCGTACAGGTTGGCTACGAGGGTAGGATTGTGGGCCACGGTTTCCGTCATACGGCCAGTACCCTGCTACGGGAGCATGGTTGGCCCAAGGACTGGGTAGAAGCCCAGTTGGCTCACGTCGAGGACGGTATGGCGGGGGTATACAACAAGGCCCAGTATCTGGAACAAAGGCGAGCCATGATGCAGTGGTATGCGGATTACCTGGAAGCGCTGGAGAAGGGCACCAGCAAGCCGGAGGACCCTGTAATCGGATTAGTCCAGGGCAATGGGTAGGTTAACCGTTCGTGGCCTCTGAGGCGGGCTGAGAGCGATTCATGAGCTGTTCGCTGTAGGTATAGATATCGGACAGGCGGAAATACACCTGAGCGATCTTGGAGTCATTCCGGGTAAAGCCCTTGGGGCAGTCTGGATCGTCCTTCCGCATACGGTCAAAGGTTGCCGGGGATACGCCCAGGATCTCAGCAGCTTGTTTACGCTTGATCTGAACGTAGCGGGGGTTGATCAATTCAGGGTTGAGTTGCTTGCTCATGATTATCCTCTGTTGAATCTGCTTTTCAGCTTGGGTCTTGTGGGAAAAGAAAAACGTGTCGTACCCCTTGGTGAACAGGTAGGTGTCCACCAGAAGGAGCAAAGCCAGGGTCAGGAACCAGTACATGGTTACTCGCCCTCCTGTGGTGGTTGTGGGCGCTCGGCTTGTTGTCTCAGGCGTTGGGCTTCTGTGTGTAACGAGCACCGAATGTCGGTTAGCTCACGCCCCGGAAATAAGAGGGCTGATTTTTCTACCGCCTCGGCCTGCTTGCGGAGGAGCCAAGGGCTGCCATCACCCATTTTCTTAATGCACTCCCGAGCCGCGTTCCGGCGCTCTCGCTGATGTTCGTTGTCAGCCTCAAGCTCCGCCACTCGTGCCTCACTCTTGGCAAGCTGCCGTCGCAAATCCTGAACCTCACCACAAACCGCCATATAAGTTTCGCTATCTACAGCCATCACGCACTCTCCTTCGGCGGTTGTGGCCGCTTGAGTCCGGTTGGTTTCCAGTGGGTAATGATCTTGCGAGTTGCTACGCTCCAGTTTGTGCAAGCCATTTCACCATGATCGTCTAAAACAATAACTTGCCCGTCCCAGTCGCCATCCGCCTCGGTCGGCAACCTCTCGCTGCACTTAACCCACCCATCAGCCTCTGGCTGGGGCGTGGTAGATAAAATGAGATTCGCCAGCTCCTTTATTGTCTCTGCTGCCACACCCGGACAGTCGCGCACCATCTGCTCATCCTCTGCAAATTCGACAGCGCCTTTAGCGGCAGCCATCGCACCTACATCCGGCACACTCCCTTGCTGGGCAGGATGGGGTTGGGTGTAAAGCAAGTCGTTTACTTTGCAACCTGAAAGATCGAGTGGTTTGATTTCCAAGTCGTTCCAAGTGTCGGGGTCACCTGAATAACCCGAGACTATCTTCGCAACCGGCTCCGCACCTTGCCCACTTTGGGCGCGGACATATTCAACAGCCTCGTGCCACACTTCCCATTTATCATTGAACAGGTGCGCTACGGCCGGGTAGTTGCTCCAGTAATAGCCTTGCTTCTTCTCGTTCCATGTGGCGCTATCTGGCACAGGATTGCGCTCTTCAAACTCTTCTCTATCACTCATCACACACCTCCTTCTCATAGTAGGTAAAGTTCTGCCGGCCGCTGGGCAGCATCTGAGCGGCTTTGATTCCAGTCACTGTCACGCATGAGGGAGGGTGCCGCACGTTGATCTTTATTAATGAACCGAGAATACAGGCAGCAATGAGCAAAGGGATAAAGCCGGACTGTGTCCGGCAGTGATAACCGCTCATGCCGCCTGGGTCAGGATCAGTGGACAGCCTTTGGGGTAGGTCAGTGCCTTATCCAATGACCAGTTCCGTGATAGACGTTGGTACACACATGCGTAGGTCAACCCTGGTGGGGAGAACTCCGCGATCAAGGTTTTCAAGGGTGCCGTCCGTCCGAAGACGGTGAATTCCTTGGGGATGATCCCTCCGGAAGGTCGGATACCTTTCTTGGTTTCGCTTTGGCGTTTCCGTGCCTTCCAGCCTCGGGGACCTTGCCAGGGAAAGGACAGGTTTGCTCGCTTACAGTAGGCTTTGAGCGTGAAGGTCTTCAGCCCAAACTGGTTTGCGGCGTCTTCCCAGGTGTACCCGTTCTCGGCGTAGTAACTCACAATGTCCTTCCATGACACCTGGATCTGTTGGTAGACCTGCTTGAAGCGTTGGTCACACCGGCCGTCCAGTTCCTCTGGGTTGATCTGCACCAAGCGGTGGCGGATCGTGTCAGCGGAAAGTCGTCGTGTCATGCGGCACCCTTCCGGATCAGAAGTTGTTCAAGGGCCGATACCCGTTTTTCCAGTTCCTGGTACTGAGCCAAGGTAACGGTGCCTGTTGCGGAATCATTGGCCGAAGCCTGTTTACCGTACAGTTCTGGAACCTTTGGTATATAGCCGTTCTGACGCTTGGCCAGGATCTCGTCAATCACCGCCAGAGTGACTGGCTTATCTGTCCGTACATAGAGGGCCCTACCTACTCGCGTGATCAGACCGGCATCAATAAACTCAGCTACCGTATTGGAGGACACCGTGAACTGCCTGGTGAACTCGTTGATGGACACCTTTTGTGGCTGGACACAATGTGCCCGTAAATACAGGGCGGCAGTGTAGAGGCGATCCCGTGTTGTCGTCTTGGACATGGTCATTACTCCTTGGTTTCCAGCAGGGCAGCATTATTCAGGTTCATAGAGTGTTTCCTTTGATTGGGCCGTTTGATGGCTGTTTGGAGTTGGTGGAGGGACTGGGCAGCGGCACAGGTATGGATTTGCATGGTGTATGGCATCAGGCCCTCCGTTTTGTGGTTGGCACTTCATTGCTGGCCAGCGATTCCCGGATCACTCGTCGCAGGATCTTCCGGGCTTCAAACAAGGTGTTGGTACTGTGTGGGCCCATGTTGCTGTTGGCCAATAGCTCAATGATCTGACTGCGGCTCAGGGCCACAGTAATGACGGGATCTTTCATTGGTTTTTCCTTGGTTCAGACTAGGAGGGAGTGCCCTCCCCGTGGGCAGTGGAGTCGGGGTTATGGGGAACCCCTTGGGAGAGGAGGAGAGGGCACAACCCATCAAAGAAGACACTGCAGGCTACTAACCCTGGTTACCATTACCCGGTTGATCAGACCAGTTAGGTATCTTGCGGATCCTAAAAGTGATAATCCGTTTCACTCTTTGGGCATACAAAGCAAGACCCAATCCAGTGCCTTCATCGATGGATTGTATAGGTGACCGGTGGCCAGGGGCTTGTCCTGACTTTGAACCCAACACCGGTCAATCTTGAGGAACAATCAACCCTTCCCTTCACAGAAGGGTTAATTGAATGTCCGCTTTACGCGGCGGACTGGTCGCGTATCGCTTCTTCCACCATGAGGCGGTCGAAGTGATCCTGGTAGTGACGGTATTCAGCAGAGCCAACCGGGAAGGGGTTTTCATCTGCTGATAATCCGTCACGCCAATCCTGTTCTGCCCGGGCAACGGCCATGAGTTCTGAAGACGTCATATCAGCGTCTCCGGTCGAACAGGTTGGTGTAGCGGTTAACGAGTTCATTCTCCATCTCCTGAAAGAGTCGCCCACCTACATGAGCAGAAAAGGCAACAGCCACAGGTAAGGTGAACCACTTGGGGATGTCATCCACGATGTGTGGGTAGACGGAATACATGAGGTACCCAGCCAGAATGGCCGCGAGAAACTCCGACACCACCCAAAGCATTGAAGCGGGATATCCGTTCACAATACGTCGGGTGATTGAGACTGCTGCGGAGACGATGCTGACTATAAGGGCGCCAACAATATCCCAGATTTCAGGGCCAGTTTTCCAGGGCATATATGCGTCCTTTACCGTGTAATAACTGGAGAGTCATTTTACGGAAAGCATATAGGCCCTGTTGAACATTATGACCAGAGCAAGTCTCGGTTAAACCGTTTCATATTGACGGTGATGAGCGTATTAAGTCTTCGTGCATAATCGGTGGCATGTACCTTGGATCGGATATAACCACCACCCGGAATTGCCCAATGCAATTTACCACGGTGATGCACAGCAATAAGCTCAGCAAAACCAATACGAATGTTGTCGGAATGGATTTCTTCTTTGGAAGGAATAGAGACGGCCATGTGATAACCCTTGTAAGTAGTAATGGCAGCCATGTTACTTAATAGCTGATCATTATCACAGAAGGGTTGTTGATATATTGTCCCTATATATATCCCCTTACTGGATTAACCTTAAATCAGGTTGTCCATCAAGGAGACAGATGGCCGGAATCCAAAGTATCGGGCCAACTTATAGAAGACAAATAACGACGGGCGCTCGGGTGGTTCCTCTTTCCATCGGATAATTGTGCCTGACGATACACCAGTACGTTCAACTACATCGCTGAGACATTCACAATGCAGTAGTTTTTGAATAGACAGAATCATTTCCCTCAGGGACATTACTGTAAGTACTCCTGTTTAATGCGTTGGTAATCATCCCTGGTTAACTTCCTTTCCAGCCAAGGGGCTGGATACCCTTTACGATCCAGTACAGTGAATTCAAACTCTTCAGGTTCGGGTGGGTCAGCATCCCCAAAACCAGAGCCAGTGACCCGCATAGGACGATCCTCGGAGTAGTAGGTGACCTCGATCTGGCAGGGGATACCGGCCACCCGGGATTCAAACGTATCCATGGGTGACCTTCTTGGTTTGGTTTACGAAAGCGCGGAGAGGCCGGAGGCCTCCTGTAATGAGATGATCTTGTCTCGACGGCAGACGAAATTGCCTGTCTTTTTCAGCAGTTCAACACCTCGCATGTCGTCGTGATCTTCCTGGTAGAAGATTCCAGCCAGCCCCAAGCCATGAATGGCCTTGGCACATTCAAAGCAGGGTGCCCGGGAGACGAACAGGATGGAGCCTTGTGTGGGTACTCCTTGACGAGTCATCTTGTCGATGGCATTACGTTCTGCGTGGATCACTTCGGGATTGGTTTTGGGCCGACTTTCGCCGCTATACAAAGAAGTGACCATGGTGGACTCACAACAGTTGTCCATACCGCTGGGCATACCGTTCCAGCCCACACTAATCATCCCAGTGGGGGTGACCACAATGGCCCCTACTTGGTGACGGGTTGCCACAGTCTGGTCAGCAGCAGCCTCAACCATGGACCAGTACAGCGGGTGGTACTTGGTTTTGTGTGGATCAATCATCGTCTGGCTCCAGTGTGACTGGGTATTCTGGTTCACCTTCTCGGGAGCCCTTGTAATACAGCTCCGCTTTACCGGCTAGGATATCGTCGAAGGTGATACCTTCTTCCAGAACGCAATAATACAGGCCGGTTTCCTTGTGCTTGCACAGGGGACGGTCGAACGAATCTGGTGGAAGGCAGATAAAGTCACTGGGTCTCACTGGTAAACTCCTTCTTCAGATGCTCCCACATGGCATGGACACCACGTTTCGGGAACCAGTGATTCTTGATACCGCGGCACCAGGCCAGGGTGTAGAACAGGGTCAGTACGAAGATGCCATACTGCTCGGCTGCCAGAGTGGCGTAGAACCAGAATGGCTGACTCATCAGGCCAAGGACTGGTGCCCACTTGCGATGGGCTTCAGAGGGCGCCTGAGACAGCCAGATGGCAGTCAGACCGAAGACGGCAATAGCGATTTGCTCAATCATTGGGCGTTGGCCGTCTCCATGTACTGAACCAGGGCTTCATAGCCACCAACGTGATTACCGTTGTGGTAGACCTGTGGCACGGTTTTGAAATCATTTTTTACCATCAGCTTTCGTGCTTCTGGATCGGTGTTAATGTCGATAACATTCACAGCCTGATCGTGGTTTTTGAGCAGCTCAATGGCTTTGGTGCAGAAGAAGCATCCGGGTTGGGTGTAGACGGTAAAGCTGTCCAAATTCATCTCCTTGGCGTCCATCAGGTACGCATCCACGTTATTGTTGAGTGCCCGGGTCAGGGCGATTTCGGCTTGCAGGAGGATGCTGAACGAATCCAGCACCTCCTCTTTGTTGTCGGAGTCATCCACCACGCGATAGCGGCGGTGACCGTCGGGATAGATCATTAGGTGGTCTCGATTTTTATCAGAACCCAGTCCCAGTAACCCAGGCGGGTTTCATCATTGGAGACCTCGTATTGCCAGTCTTCGACAGGGTACAGCTCATGGCTTCCCCAGAAATCGTCACCAAGGTCGTGCTGGTGATGGTTGTCAAATTCTTCAGCTGTCATGCGGCTTCCTTCTGTTTTTCGGCCAGGTCAGCGAGAAATGTGTCGCACGTAGCGCGAATCTCCCTCTGGTCGGCGTAGTTGGGTAGGGTGCAGGCGTAGGCCCAGCTTGGATAGAAGATATCCAGTGCTGCACCGATCTTGACGGTTGGGTGTACCAGTTCGGGCAGTTCCTGCCATTCCATGGATTTGATCAGTTCCCGGTTCACCCACTCCACCACTTCAATGTCGTCACGAATGACGAGGTAAATGGCATCGTGGATCATGGCTACCGGCCGAATGTCGTACTTGAACCGGCTCTGCCAGACCTTCTGCATGAACTCGTTACAGGCACGGTTGTTCAGTAGCCCATAGGACTGGCCCAGGGCGTTACCGGCGGTACGTCCTTCCGCTTCAGCCTCATACGGTACCTTGGCTCGGCCTCGCAAAACTTGGCCCAGTAACGGTGTCCGTAGGCGTAAGCCGAAGGCAACCGTTACGTACCCGTCCTGACTGGCTTGATCCAGTTTGGCCTGAACCCACTGGTCACTGACCTTGTACAGTTCGTGGTAGTTCGCCTCGATACGCAGGGCGTCTTCCTTGGGGAAGCCCAGGCTATTGACCAGGGTGTGCCAGGTGCCTTGGTACGTCAGGGCAAAGGTAGGTCCCTTGGATTTGCCCCGAATGGCGTCCAGCAGAGGATCCTTCTTGACAGCATGGCTCAGTTCCGGCGTCAATTCGTCCCAAGGGAACTTCTCTGGCCAGTAGCTGAATGCCCGCAGTGAGTGCCCATCGTAACCTTCCTCGTAGACCTTCAACTTGTTCGGGTCTCGGGTGGTTAAGGCAGAGATGTAGTCCTCCAGTGAGTTGAAGTCTGCACCCGTGAACAGGTGCCCAGGTGGTGCCCGGAAGCAGTCCTTGATCAGCTTTCCATACGTGGAACCAGAAGGTAGGTTCTGCATGTTCGGATCGGAGCTGGACAACCGGCCGGACTTGGTACCTCCCAGATTGAAGGAGCCATGGAGGTAGTAGACACCGTCGCCTTTAAGGATGGCCCTCTCGAAGGCCGGGATGAAGGTGGACAGGATCTTCTCAGCTTCTGACCACGCCATGAGGGCTTCCAGGATCTCAATGAAGTCCTGGCTCGTGGTGTGGTTGATCAGCTTCTCAATGGTGTCTCCCCCGGTTGCTGGGGCCTTGTTCTTGGTCAGGTCAATGACCGGCAGCCCCATTTCCTCATAGAGGAGCTTCTGCATCTGAGGGTTGGAGTTGGGGTTGAACACTGTCCGCGGGAACGCATTGCGGTCCTTGGGCAGGATCTTGTCTGGGTTCTTGGCTTTGGCCTTGCGGTCGGCGTAGTCCTTTTCCCAGGCCAGGTACGTCAGGCGGTCTTCCAGACGGTGAATAACCGAGTGGTTAACAAACACCTGTTCGTGTTCTGCCTTGATCCGCTCAAGCTCCTTGCGGGCATAGGCCACCTTGTCCATATCCAGGGGCATACCGGACAACTCTACCTGAGTGATGACCTTCTGGCTCGGTAACATCAGGTCGTAATAGATGGCTTCCTGATCGTCGGCCACCATGATCGGGTAGTACTTTTTCTTGACGTACCAGGTACACAGCCCGTCTACCAGGTTGTATTCCAGCAGCTGGGGCAGCGGAATACGGCGGACGTCCTTGATCTCCTCCTGTGCGTAGTTCCCGGCAAACTCATGGGCCAGTTCTTTCAGGCCCAGACGGTTACCGGCACAGCTGTTGGTGGCCAGGTAGGCAATGATCTTGGTGTCATGCAGACGCTGGTGCAGGGTGTGCAGGCCAGTGAGCAGTCCTGGCAGATCCAGTGCGTTCTTCATCCACAACTCAAAGATCAACACCTTGGTATCGAAAGGACTGTTGTGCCAGGTCATGGTGCCGCGGTAGGACTCAAAGAACTGACGCAGGAGGGCCTTGATCGGCTGGTTGTCGATCTGACGACCGTACTCACCGTGCTCGTTCTTCTCCGGCAATGGCTCATAATCCACGGCAAAGGCCACACCAGAGTGTTCGTCCCAACAGAACGTGATGGTAGCAATACCGGCCTCGTTGAATCGCAAACTGAAGGTTTCGATATCTACCGTCAGTTCGTCATGGACCTGGATGGCTTCCAGGACTTTCTCGACGGCGTTCAGATCGGTATGGTCCACATACACAGCATGCTTGATGATGTCCTTCCCGGGAGGTTCGTGCTGGCCACCCATGGTGTCAATCAACGTGTTGACCGACATGAGCAGCTTGGGCTCATTGGCCGGGTTGTATAGCAGGGATTTGTGGTTCACACCGAGAATCACTTGCATGTCCTCGTAGCCTTTTAACTTGCAGTCCTTGACGTAACCCAGGTGGGGCTCTGCCTTGGATAGGCCGGTAAGCTGCTTGAAATACGCGGCATCTGCACAGTAGATGATCTTGGTACCCACACTACTCAGTGCAGGCAGCAGATCGGCCAGGTACTCCTTAATCAAACTGACCGGCGCCTTGCCTGCCTGGTTGTAAGCCAGGTCCAAGGCAATGACGTCCCGTGACGGGATCCCGGCCTGTGCCAGTGGTGACACATAGTTGGCCACGATCTCGTTACGGTTAAAGGCCGTGTTTTTGATCAGAAGGGCGATAGGATGGGAGTCAGACTCCTCAAAGATGATGTGACGCACAATAGTTTCCTTAAATTAGAAGGTTCAGGACCATACGTTTTTTCATCAATTCTATCGGGATCTGGTTCTTTTGCTGGATCTCCTTGACAGTCTCAGGTGCCAGCCGGTTTTCCTTACAGGCACACCGGTCTGCGACATCCTTCAGGGGCCCATGAATGGATTCCGGGAAGATCCGGAAATAGTCCTGCAGGCTGTTTGAGGAGTTCAGAACGTTATTGATGAAGCCCAGGACATACGGCAATTCCTGCTGGTTCAGGTATTCCAGGTCATTGACATACTCGTTCATGACACTGGTCAACTCTTTATGTAGCCGGTTCATTGGCCGTGGCCTGGGTTGTGTCTGGTCGATGGCGTAGTACTCGCCCTTGTAGGACAACCACTGTTGGTCGTTACCGTGAAGCACGGAGTTCTTGACAATGATGGTCTTCAGTCGCTGGTTGAAGCTCTCCTTGACCGGGGCGTACAAGTGCTCATAAAGCCGATCCTTGATGAGCGCCTTGGTCTTTGGGTCGTAGGTGATATCCGTGGTCATACCAGGTCTCCTGTGAGGTACACAGTCTCTCTGGCTCGGCTCACGGCTACGTAGAGCATCCGTGCGATCTGGTTCCCATCACGGCATCGAGCGACGTCGTCAAGGTCAATGAAAACCTTGTCATAGGTAGAGCCTTGAGACTTGTTGATGGTGCAGGCATACGCTGCCCGTAAATCCACCCACTCATCCATCGTGCGAAGGGCAGCGATGTTATCTTCCGCCTGGGCCTTATTGATGGCTTGCTCTTTCTGGTCGGGGTCATTGGGTAGGAATGCAACGTGTCGGTTGTCCAATTGCACTTTGTGCCCCTCTACATCTTGTCGGGTTTCCAGGGGTCCCATACCGGTTACCCGGCATAGCTGATCGGTCTTCAAGGTGCATTTTTTGATTGAGATGAAGCGGTTACAGATTACGTAGTCGCCTACGTGAATCTGTGGTGTGCCTTGGACACACTTGCGGATAGCGTGGTTGAAGTTGATGACGCACCGGTTGGTCCAGGCCAGTACCTTGGATCGGTTGTGTGTCCAGGTTGGGTCGTTGAACTCTTGGATAATGGCATCCTCAAACTCGTCCCGGGGCAGGTGTTTGATGTGTACCCCGTCCACCGTCAAGGATTCCCAGTTCCCGGTGTTGACCGTGTTACGGAAGCTGGTGGCCATGGCAATGATGGGGTTGCCCTCAGCCTGGCGTACCACTTCAGTCAGCTTGGCAGTCGGGAACCGGTCGTTGAACACCGGGGACTTCTGGCAGCCAACGTTCAGCAACTGAGCTGGATCGCCAATGAACACGATCTTGCAGTTCTGGCACCGAGCCAGTATGTACTTGAGCAGTGATTCGTCGATATAGCTGGCTTCGTCAACAAAGACGATGGAATCACTCACAGGATCAGCACCCTGTCGGGGAACCAACCGGGTCTGTCCGGTTTTGTAGTCCTTGTGTACACGCAAGCCAATGGCCCCGTGAATGGTTCTGACAGGCTCACCGACAATCTGGGAGAGTGCTTCAGCGGCTTTGTTGGTGGTGGCCGTCAAAACAATGTTCAGGTCGTTTTTGGCATGGGGTGCCACGGTGCGGTACATCTTCTGGAGCTTGGGGATGAACTCCAGGATGCGACGAACCAGGGTGGTTTTACCGGTGCCTGAGTAGCCCTCAAGAACAAAGACATTGTCCTTGGGACTCAGGATGAATTTCTTAAAGGCCTCAAAAGCGTTCTGCTGGCCTTCGGTCAGGGTAATCGAATCGCTCATGAGGCGCTCCTTCAGGATGGCAGGTGAATCACCTTGCCGTAGGGTGGTGAGAAGTTGGGGTTGTCACTGATGGCCCAGATAATGGGCACCTTGGGGTTGGGTTCGACCAGGTCGAAGTGGCCATCGGTCAGGATGACCATCAGGCTGGGTTTGTTTTGAGCCACCCACTGGATGACCGGGTTAATGTCCGTACCACCACGTCCATGCAGCTTCACGTTCATCAGGTCCTGTAGATCCTCGATCACATCGACCTGTTTGATTGTGGTGTCGAACTGCATGAAGGTAAGGGTTTCGGGTTTTTCCTTGTGCAGCACCGCGTAGACCTCCGACAAGTACTGCTTGAAGGTCTCGTTAGATACTGATCCGGAAATGTCACCGGCCATGGCGATATCACACAGCGTCTCGCTGTACTGCGAGGGCAGGTAATGATCCGGGAAGTACCGGCGGTTGGGTCGTCGCCAGGACCAATCGGATTTACTCAAACGGGCAACGTACCGGCTCAGGATCCGGTTCCAGGGCAGTTGCGGATTCATCAGGCTGTTGATGTACAGCTGGATTTCCTCTGGCATCATGCCTGGGGGACGGTTGGTCATCTGTGACTGTAGGTGGGCCCGGACCAGGATATCCTCGATCTCGGCCTGTGCCTGCTCTGGTGTGGTGTCATCGGAATCCCCGGGATCTTCCAGGTCAGACATAGGCAAGTCTTCCTTTGGATCGTCGGGAAGTAGGTTGTATACCTGCTCCGTGGACATATCCGCGTACTGAGCGTCATACAGGCCTCCCTTGGGCATCTTGTACCCCAGGGAAACCAGCATGTAGTTGATGACGTAATCCGCGGCAATGTTCCATTTGCGGGGATCACGCTCCTTCAGGCGAGCCATGTGCATAAAGGCCACATGCCAGGTTTCGTGGAGCAGGAGGAACAGCTGCTCCTCCTTGTCCAGGCTGTTCCAGAAGTCAATGTTGTACCGGATAACCAATCCATTGGTGCAGGCCGTCGAGATACTGTTGTCCCAGATGTGCTTCAGGTTGAAACACACGGTGGTGATGAATCCCGAGTTTTTGTCGGACATGAGTGCGATCTTGGCACGATCCAGTGCCTTCTGGTGGGCAGACATAGCGTCTCCTTAGAAGAACTCCTCAGCGTTGTCGAGCAACCAGGGCTGGACAGCGTCGTGCCGATCCATCCCATGGTTTCGTTTGAGTATTTCCCTCATGGTGATCATCTGGAATTCCCTGGGGATCCGGGTGATGAACTTCATGAGTTGCTCGATGTTGTTCTCAGTGGCTTCGTGTCCCAGCTTGCCGGACAATGCCCAGCACACTGCCGGTTCGGTCGGTACCGGTACATCGGCCGGTCGGGTCAGAATGGTCTTGAGGTCGGGTAGGTCATTCTGGATTTCGGTGTAACCACAGAACTCCCGGGCTACGCCCTCAGAGATGGTGCCACTGAGTAGGACACGATCCAGCCAGTTAAGCACCGGCTTATCCTTGATCAGACGACTGGTGAATTCCCAGGTCCGTGGACAGGCGAATGTCTCGTCGTCATGGTCTGGATTGAATTTGAACAGTACGTCCGGACGCCAGTTGATGTAACTGGTGATCCGGTGGTCGATACCGTGGGTACGGGCCCAGTCCAACCAGGCATCTACGTCTACTTTCATGGTCATGTGAACCATTCGGGACTGTAGGGCTGTGTTGTCCAGTTCTCCGGCGTCTGCGTTGTCGGTATCCAGGTTACCTGCGGCAACCAGGGCAACACGCTTGTGCAGGTGATACTGTCCAACCATCCGATCCAGGATCAGCTTGTAGGCCGCCTTGCGTACAGCCTTGTCGGCCAGTGGCAATTCGTCGAGGAAAATCAGCCAACCACTGTAAGGTTTGCCGGTTTTCGGGTTGATGGGTAACTCATCGCCTTCGACCGGGAACGTATCCATGGGCAAGTAGCCAGCCTTTCGGCGCTGACGATCAATGTCCGGGAACCCGTTCAGGTCGGTGGGATCTGCGGTAGCCAATCTCAGGTCAATGACCATGAGGTTGTACTCCTCCGCGATCTGGTGGATGAGCGAGGATTTTCCACAGCCTGGGCTGCCTTTCAAAAAGGGCGTAACCCGGGCCTGTAGGCATTGTTCAATCATCTGCCGGGCATCCGGTAGACTGACTGCCATTCCCATAAGAATGTCCTTCTGCGATTAAAAGTCACACGGTGCCCGGATGGGCACCTGTTCACACGTCCTCGCGGAAGCGGAGTGCGACGGGTAGTTGTGGGATACCGTCCTTACTGAGGTAGTGGTATTTGACGGTGAGAGGTTTGCCGATGTAGCTGTTCACACCACGCCACTGAGCGTCTTTCTCGTGCATGTTGCCTGGTGCAGTCACATTGAAGGTCTTGCCATTGCCTGCATCACAGATCCAGACCGGAACATTGAAGACGCCTTCATCGGTGATGTAGGGCTTGCCTTGTTCGTAGTCCACAACGGTGAACTCGGCATCGTGGAACTCTTTGAGCTTCAGCAGTGTTCTGGCTCGCTTACCATGTTGGTAACCTTCATCACTGTGGCGGAGCATAGTACCTTCGTACCCTTCTGCCCGGAATTGACTGTGTAAAGTCATCAAACCCTCTACATCACTGATCGGACAGGTCTCGACCAGTTTGAGAGGTAAGCTGGCCAGCCAGTCGTATTCGTAGGCCTTGAGCAGGTTGAACCGGTGGGAAAAGGGTTTGTCGTCAATCGTATCGTAGATGTGATATTCGACTTTGTAGGACTCAGGCTGATACTTCTTCACCAGGCTGCTGATCTCCTGGAGGGACTTGCCGTGAATGTACAGCTCACCGTCCAGGTGCATGTGGCCAATGCCTGCACGATTAATGGCGTCCTGAATGTGTGGGAGCTTCAGGGTCTTGCCTTGACGGGAGTACAGCACACCGTCCTTGTACAGGGCTCGGTGACCGTCCAGCTTGGGCTGGGCATAAGCACGGTCCCACTCAATCTTTTCTGGTTTCACCTTGTCAAAGGGCGTGGCCAGCATCGGTTTGAGGAGGCCCATGGCATTGGTGCTGGGAGCTTTGGCTTCTTCCAGGGTCTGTACGTAACCCTTGTCCATCTTACGACGGGCTTTGCTCTGGATCTCCAGAACACCCTGCTCATAAGGTGTGGTGGCGTTGGCTTTACCTACGTTCTTGGCGTAGGCCTGGTATTGCTTCAGAACAGGCTTACCGTCCAGTGATCTTGCGTACTGGATCATGACGAGTCCATCCGGCTCAACCCAGGCTTCCCAGTAACCTATTGCTGAGCCATGGTTCTGGTAAAGGGTGATGTGGTTCTGGTTCATAGTTACTCCTGGTCAGGCTGTGTGAGTTCTGAAACCCACCAATCACAACCAGTATTGTTGAGTTCGTCTTCGGCCCAGTCGTTGGCATAGTTGCCATCGTCAAAAGGGCCATAAAATGTAATACCGTCCATTGGGTTACCGGCTACGACTATCCACATGGCTCAGGCCTCCATTGAACAAACGCGGGCAGCCATTTCCACACCTTGGGGTGTGACTGGTGCCATGTAGAATCCCAGCATTGGGGAGGTGGGATACAGCGTGACGAAGTGTCCACGGGGATCGAAGCCACGTTCGGTCATGCGTTTAACCCACTGCTGGGGTAATGCGGTGTCGAAGACTTTGCCTGGGTATTGCTGTTCTGCGAGTTCGCTGACGGTGGGCATTATTCTCCCTCGTCTTTGTTGTGGTGAATGTAATCCCAGCCCCGCTCAACCATAAGGTCTTCGCATTCTCCGGAGTCGGTGTTGGCCAGCTCTTCGGGGGTAAAGACGGTGACGGCATAGCCCTCATCCCGTAGGGACTGGATGACTTGATATTGTTCATCGGTCATGGTGGGTGTCCTGTGTCAGATTGCTTTAAGTTCGTCCAAGGCCTCGATAGCCTCTGCAGGTGTCGGGTAGTACCCGTGCTGTCTGAGGGTGTCTGGATCGTTCTCAACGAATTGAGTGACTCGACTGGAATGGATACGAACCTGGTTGGTTCCAATCACCTCAACGGCCCGTACAGAGACGCATTTGTGGATGGAGTCCCAGGGCATGTAGAGGCGGTAAACCTTAGGGCGTACAGTGGCATTCTTCATGGGTAGCTCTCTGCTGAACCAGGCGCAGTAGGGTGTTGCGGTAAATCGCCAATGTTGCTGTCAACTCGTTCGGACTTGTGATGGGCAGCTGTGTACGTAGGTACTGCTCAGCCTCTTCCAGGCTGTCTTTGCGTGGGTACAAGGGGTTGGGCATGACGTTAGCCATTGGCAGCCTCCTGGTCCTTCCTGGACGCTTCTGAGCGGTCCTGGATCTGTTTGAGACGAACCAGGCCTACCGCGTAAGCCAAAGCGGCAAACTGACTATCTGGCAGTCGGCACAGGTAAAGCTCCACGTTGGTTCGGGTCAGTGGTGGCGTGTCCAGTCGCTTCTTCACGTCCTCTGCGGTCTCGTAACCGGCATCCCGGACGATCTTGACTATCTGCATATCCTGCTGCTCACGGCGAGTCAGGTGCGATGGGCGGTCAAAAGGTAAGGACTTCTGAAGGGGTCTGGGCTTGAGTGGGACAGGCTTGGGGCCTTTGTCCTTGTAGACCAGGACACCTTTATCAATCAGGACACGTTGGATAGTCCTGCGATGAACGGCAAAGTGTAGAGCCAGTTCTGTCTGGTTCATTTTGCCGTGGGTGTAGTAGTGGACAATGGCGGCTTGATCGAAGTCATTCAGGCATTTTACGGTCATGATAGGGCCTCGGCTGTATATCGTCGGAAAGGGTCAATTTCGGGAAGTTAGAATATCGGTCTGACTATCTATGGCTTGGATAATCAGTGGCTGGGAGAGCCAGAATAAAAGAGCCTGGGCACCGGAAGGTGCCCAAGCGAATGACGCTAACTGGGAGAAGTCAGCAACATGAAAAAAGAAGTGAGACCAGTCCCGTAGGACTGATCTCAAAGGTTCACACTCACCGACGGGCCGGAGGCCCGCTGTTAATCACGTCTTAGCCTATGAGTGTCAATATCCCATAGATACAGCTTCCAACTGCTACCCCTATGAGTGTGCTGGAAATCGTGATATAGCCGATAATCTTGAGTAGTTCCATGGTTTACCTCAGGACAGTGCGTAGTTGGAGTTGCGGATCTTGGCTGCAAGGTTCGGAGACTTCTTGGGGAAGTGCCCTTGGGTACCGTACAGCTGGCTCAGTACATCATCGAGGATGGTGGAATCTGCCATCTCTGCGAAGATATCGCGGTAGTGCAGACGCAGCCAGTTCATGTTGTTGGCATGGCACTTGAACTCATCGTGGACAGACACGATAGGGAAGGGCTTATGCTCCAGCATGCTGTTCACGATGTTGGCCAGTGCCCGCAGGTGGTCACTGGACAGGGCTTTGATCTCAAGGACACCACAGTAGTCCAGAATCCGGATATCCGGCATCTGGGTGGCTTCGTATCGCTCACGTAAGTGGTTGAAGTCGTCGTCGAGCCAGTAGGTATCCACTGAGTGTTCTACACCTGTGGCACGTTCCAGCAAGACCATTTCGATAACCTCAGACGCCCATAGGATGAGACCATGGTCGTAGTTGCAGCGGCGGATCAGGCTACGGAGTACGTAGGCGTCGATGCTATGCACGACGTTGGCCACGTTGCTGAGGCCTTTCTCCTGTCCTTCGTTGACGTAGTACTCGTAGCTGAACGTAGCATGATCCAGTTCATCTACCTCCAGTCGCTTCTCAACCTTGGTCATGACTTTGACCTTGGCTTCGTAACCGTCAGGGAGTACCCATTCATGGCTCAGTGCGAATGGCTGCCAGCTGTTGAGCAGGTCTTCCAGTAGCTCTACGGCTCCCGGTGCCAGTTCACCCATGGCCTTGTAGAAGGCATTGAGTTCCTCGGTACCTTCACCGAAGAGGTTCTTGGGCTCACGCTTGGATCCGTACAGGACGGTCATTACCGCCTGCTTGATCTTCTTCCGCTCGTTGTCCGGTAAGGTAGGGATGAACCGCTGCATGATACCGGTACAGTCGGTGTAAGCGTCTGCACGACGGTTGGGATCAACCAGCCCTGTGGCATTGGCACCGGCTTCACAACCGGTCAGGGTGGACATAATCTGCATGCCACTGCATACCGCGTCGAAACCGATCATGTGGCCAGTAGGCACACCCTGTTGAGCCTTACGGATGGCCTGTACACCCTTGAGGTACAGGGCTCTCTCATCAGCCTCATCGGCCAACTCCTCGAGGTGTTCCAGATTCTCAGTTGTCCACTGGATCCGGTCTGCGAACAGTTCTTTGTCGTGACCAAACTGGTTGGCCACATCAATCAATAGGTAATCCCAGCCTGTGAATAGCTGCATGTCTGTTCTCCCAGTAATGTCTTCTGTTATGGGCCCCGCCAACCGGCCGGAGACCGGCTGTGGGGACTGTTATTCAGGTGATCAGGTGATAGGTGAAGTAGGTGTGGTTCCCGTTCTGTCTGTGGGCCTTCCTGCAACGTGGGTGAGACAAGCCACCCAACGTGCAGAAGTACAGGTACGTGATCTGGTTATGTTGTCCAAGCATCCGGTACTCCTTCGACGATCTCCTCCTCGGCAAACTCAATCATCGCCTTTTTGAAGCCAGAGCCCTGTGTGGTGATGTGGTATCCCTGTGAATACAGGCGACCACGTTTGTCGACTTTGTTTGTCAACCAGAACTGGTTTCCCTGTTGGGCAATCAGCAGGTATCGCTGATAGGACTGACGCTTGAACTCAGCCCATTGCTGGGCTTTTTCAGGCGTGTCCAAGTCGTGAGCGGGCTCCTCTTCAACGGTCTTGAGGAAGTCCAGATCGAGCTTCAGGGCCACACTGTTCTGCTTGTTGATCACGTCCAGACAGATATCACCGGAGTGGCCATTGGCCTTGCCCAAGATCAGACAGTCATTGTGGGTGAGGTACCCGCTGTCATAGTTGGAGCTTACGTGCTCTGGCTCACAGACCATCGGTGGCAGGTAACCGGATTGCACCACGTACCGGAGCAGCTGGTCACTCAGAGGTATGTTCGACTGGATCACCAGTGAATCACTGGCCTCGCCTTTGATAATGTCGAAGGCGTCCGTGAGGCACAGCACTGACATGATCTCAGCCACTGTGAGGATGCTGTCAGCCTTGTCGTCGAACTTCACACGACCAGCCAGCATCGCTGTGACACTGGTAAACAGTTCCGGTGTCTGGCAGTACGCCACACCCACGAACAGTTGCTTGACCAGTTCCTCCAGATCAATGTCAGCCAATTGGGCCAGACGATGGTTCTTGCTGGCGTACCCATGATCCTTGGCCAACCAATCTGTGAGCAGTTGCACACCATGGTTAACCTTGGCAATCATGTCGGGATTTGACTCGATCTCCTTCAATATGTAGCCATCAATGAACTTGCGGCTAAAGGTGTACTCATTGGCCAGTTGCGTATCGCGTGGCAGCATTCGTTGGGTCATGGTTTGCTCCTCAATAACGAACGATGTGAACGGGTTTACCCCTGCTTCTGTAGGTTGGCAGCACGCTTGGCCTTCTTACGGGCACGCTTGAGCTTGGCCTGCATGATGGCTTGCTTTGCAGCCTCTTCAGTCTGTTTGGCTGGCTTACGTGGAGCAGGTCGATCAGTACGCTTGGTACCACCAAAGGTGTCAGAGAACAGCTTGATCAGCGGATACTTGCTCATGGTTCAACTCTTTATCGGAAGGTAGAAACAAAACAGGGACACCCGAAGGCATCCCTGTTTCAGTGCATTGGTGACAATCAACCGAGGTCGAGTTCATCACCGTTCTGTCCATCGGCACGCTGGAAGTCCAGCACCAGTCGCTCTTTGAGCTGGGCCAGACCTTCCTCACCGGAGTCAGCCAAGAAGTCGAGGATCTGCTTTTCCATCGGCTTACTCAGCTTCAGGCCCACAGAGCCCAGCTTACGACGACCACCCTGACGGGTCGGAACGTACAAGTTGATGAAGGCATCAGACTTCCACTGATCATTCTGGGCATTCACCGGACGGTCGAAGGAACGAACGTTGTTGGTTGCAGTTGCAGTTTGGAATCCCATATCAATACTCCACTGTATTCAATTAGTTAAGTCCAGCACCATTGCTAAACGATCCGTACCACACGCGAAGCGTCACGCACTAGCGACTCAGTACTCCGCTAACGGGCTCCTCGCAGGACGGGCATTGGCACTCAGGCGTGATAACTGTCTCGGTCTGGCTCAGGGATTGTTCCCAGTGACAGCCACAGACAGGGCAGCAGTACAGGATGGTGATCATTATCTATCTCCGTGTTGTGATCCCGTAACACACACGAAGTGTTAATGCGACACATTCTCGCATGGAAATGCGGTGCATTTTATACATGTTTAGGCATGGGACTACCTCCGAAATGTCAGAAATTGTTAAAGGTTAGGTTGCATGGCTGTGTAGAAAAAGATAAGGCACCCGAAGGTGCCTAACGTGATTTACGGTGGGACTTGAAGTCGTCCCACACCAGCCACAGCCCTGCCAATGACAGGACTGCAAGCAATCCGTAGAAGCCCAGATCATTCATGGATCTGGCCTCCACGCTTGATGCCATACTCGATGGCATAGTCAAGATCATCGTCCATGTGAGTCATACGGAACTCATCCATGGCTTCACGATCAAGATCGTCGTAGTGGATGACGGCACCAGACTCATCGAACACAGTGATGTGATATCTGGCGTCAATTGGCATTTGTAAGCTCATAGCGTCACTCTCCCAAGTGTGAATACAGGCACATGCCTGCCGTGACACACGCGAAGCGCGTAAAAAAAAAAAAAAAAAAAAAAAAAAAAGGAGAACCCCGTAGGGCTCTCAGAAGGGTATGTCGATGCCATAGGCATCGCGGAAGTGGATAGGCAGAGGCTTACAGCCAGCACCCAACTGTTCCGGTTGCATGGCTACGAGCTGATCAAGCTCGCACTCAGCAACGTACCGTTGATGCTCCAAGTCCTGTTGCTCAAGATCAGCCAGGAACTCCATAGCAGCAAGCTCGTCGTTGGAATACATAGGTCACCTCCAGTGGTGAGCAATGACACAGCAGAATGCTATGTCTTCCGCAACACACGCGAAGCGCAAAACGACTTAATAAATAGAGGTGAAGCCTCTACTGAGACTCAATACAGTTAGCCTATCGGCTTCGTATCGGTTCATAGGTAGAGACTGTTAGCTTAACGTTTGAAGAGATTGATGATGTTTGATGTTGAGTTATCAGGTAATGGTGAGTTAACAGTGAAATCAACTGGATCAGTCTCACTGTTCTCTCCTACCTTTTCACATTGCTCGTCATTGGCAGACGTAGAGAAGAACTGTTTCATCAGTGGATGTGAGTAGAGATTCACTCCCCTGCAAGGGTAGAGCTTCAGTGGTGCAGACATAACGTACTCCTAATGTATTGGACTCATGGCATACACGGAGTGTATCTGGCACTGAGCTGAGGCTCAGGTGAATCAGAAGTACAGTCCCCTTTCAGGGTTAAACTATCTATCTCCAGTTGTGTAGATGTGTAGTTGTGTAGAAGAAAGCTAGACTCCCCGAAGGGAGCCTGATGCTTACTTGGTCTTGGCCTTGGTTCTGGCGGCTGTGACCTGACGGCGAGCTTTGGCTCTGGCCTTGGCTGCATCGTCTGCGTACTCGGCTGCGGTCTCCTCGCCTACTCGGGCAAGGTGATCGAGGGCTGTTGCACCTCGCTCGACGGCTGAGAACAGGGCTGACATGGCTGACCACAGTTGGGCTAGTGCTGCGAACATAGGATAGTACTCCGAAGTTGATGGATGGATCCGTAGCACACCCGAAGGGCTAGTGTAGAGAAGGTAGGTAGAAGGTACCGGGGGGGTAGTTGTTTTTATTTAGTCCTACCTGTCAGCACTGCCTCCGTACCCAATTTTAATTTTTTCCCAAAAACCTGAAATCGAAATTGGTATAAGTAACTCCTCGACTACTTATTGATTGTGAGGAGTTATGTCTAAAAACGTTGTATTAACCCGTAATGCTTTTACACCCTGGGGTGTCTTTGGTGAACTGAAGTTTCCAACCGGGGAAGTCTTTTATACGATTGAACGCCCATGGATTAATAATGAACCGTTTGTTTCCTGTATTCCTGATGGCCTGTATTACCTGGAGAAGCGTTACTCTCCCGTGGTACAACGAACCAGTGGTGGTGAGTTCCGTGAAGGATGGGAAGTTACCAATGTCCCAGGTCGAAGCTACATTATGCTGCATCCCGCGAATTGGATGGATGACCTTGCAGGGTGCATTGGTGTTGGTAAACGCTATGAGGTCTCTCAAAACCGTAAAGGCCAGTGGGTACCATCGGTTCTGGACTCTCGCTCCGCGTTCAGGGAAGTAATGGCCTTGCTGGATCAGCACAGTGATTGGTCGTTGGATATTCGACCGTTCATTATGGAATATCCTTGATATACTGGTTCTGCATGGTTGTCTTCCTATTGAGCCTCACTTATGTGGGGCTTCTTTTTCCCAGCAGATATAACTGCACTGCCCTATAGTCACCCGATATACCTAATGCATTGAGGTGAGTATGGATGCCTTAACAGTTGATCAGTTCAAAGAAGCATTACCCGCCCGGGTAAAGAAGTCAGTTAACCAGGAACTTATCGACAAGATGAATACTACTCTGGGTGATCCAGATATGTATGAAGTCTACCGTGAGAACCTGTTGAGTTATGCCAATGTGATGCAGGACGGTAAGTTCAAACTGTCCAGTTACATTGACGCTGTGAAGTACGTGAGCCAGAAGTTGATGGGTAAAACCAATATGGCAGCGTTCACTGCAACCTTTCCGGACAAGATCCAGGACTGGATGGCCCGGGGTGTACAGCCCAAGGACCAAGCCAGCTATGTGACGGCCTACAATAAGTCCAAGCTGGTGACGTTGATCATGGAGCAATCCCTGATTCCCAGTTGGGTGTTGAACCAGGATCTGTATCAGCGGGCCCTGAATGTCCAGGCAGACCTGATGAGTAACGCCAAGAGTGAGAAGGTTCGATCAGATGCAGCCAACTCTATCCTGACCCACCTGAAGATGCCTGAGACCCAGAAGGTGGAGTTGGAGGTGAGCCAGAAGGAAGACAGCTCTATCGCAGCCCTGCGGGAGGCTACGATGGCCCTGGCAGCACAGCAGCGGCTACAGGTGCAATCCGGGCAGATGAATGCCCAGGAGGTGGCCCACAGCAAGCTGACCTATGACAAGACCGGGGAGCCTGTAGATGAGTGATTCTGTCGCCCAGGCTCTCAAGAAGCACATGGGGGTAGAGGACTACCTCAATGCCGTCAACTATGTCCCGGACCCTTCCTACGTCCCCAGTGACTTTGCCCTGGAGTTCGTGACCTTCATCAAGCTGGTGAACGGGGAAGAAGGTGAGGAGAACCTGACGCCCCTGGTCCACTACCACATGCTGGATACGATTGCCGATGGTGGCCGACGGATCGCAAACCTGTGTCACCGGGGGATCGCCAAGACCACTGTGATGGGGGAATACCTGTTCCTGTACATTGCGGTCTATGGGGAGTTGCCCGGCTTCGGAAAGGTGGACCTGGCCCTGTACGTGTCGGACTCCATTGAGAACGGTGTGAAGAACATGCGGAAGAACCTGGAGTTCCGACGGGATAACTCCGACTTCCTCAAGGAATACATTCCGGTGGCCAAGTTCACCGATATCCGTTGGGAGTTCCACAACGCCGATGGCAAGGTGTTCATCGTCAAGGGGTACGGTGCCAAGACCGGTGTACGGGGTGCCAAGGAAATGGGTAAACGTCCCCAGTTGGCCATTCTCGATGACTTGATCTCGGATGAGGATGCCCGCTCTGCAACGGTCATCGCGGCTGTGGAGGATACGGTGTACAAGGCGGTGGAATACGCCCTGCACCCGACCAAGAACATGATGATCTGGTCCGGAACACCGTTTAACGCCAAGGATCCCCTGTACAAAGCGGTAGAGTCCGGGGCCTGGGCAGTGAACGTGTTTCCGGTGTGCGAGCAGTTCCCCTGTTCCCGGGAGGAGTTCCGGGGCAGCTGGCCAGATCGTTTCACATACGACTACGTGAAAGAGCAGTACGACAAAGCCAAGCTGTTGGGCAAGGTGGATACCTTCAACCAGGAACTGATGCTGCGGATCATGAGTGACGATGATCGCCTGATCCAGGACGATGAGATCCTCTGGTACTCCATCCGCAACGTGCTGAGCAACCAGCATGTGTTCAACTTCTACATCACCACCGACTTTGCCACCAGTGAGAAGGAGAAGTCCGACTTCTCGGTAATCAGCGTGTGGGCCCTGAATAACAACGGGGACTGGCTGTGGGTAGACGGTGTCTGTCGTCGTCAGCTCATGGATCAGAACATCAACGACCTGTTCCGCCTGGCACAACAGTACCGGCCACAGGGTGTGGGTATCGAGGTCTCGGGACAGCAGGGCGGCTTCATTCCCTGGATCATGAACGAGATGATGACCCGCAATGTGTACTTCCCGTTGGCGTCTGAGAACAACAGCGGTAAGCCAGGGCTGCGGCCGACCACCAACAAGCTGGAACGGTTCAACATCATGGTACCCATGTTCAAGCAACGGAAGATGTTCTTCCCGATTGAGAAGCGGGACACTCCGGAGCTGCGTGAAGCCATGAACGAACTGTCCCTGGCCTCAAAGGGTGGGTTCCGATCCAAGCAGGATGACTTCCTGGATACCATCAGTCAGCTGGCTCAGCTCACCACCTGGAAACCTTCTGAGACAGGGGACCTGGTGCAACGGGATAATGATCCTATCTGGGATATGGAAGACGCTGACGACTACGACAGCCCCATTGCGTCCTACATCGTGTAACGGGAGTGCCTATGAAACTGCAAGATATCTTTGATCACCTGAGCCATGGGGAGCTGCGTAATGTGTTCCTCACCGATCCGTCCCGGGGCGAACTGACGGAAGAAAACAAGAAGCAGCTGTTGACCCACGTCCGTATGGGGCTGACGGCACTGCATACACGGTTCTTCATCAAGGAGCAGGTCCACTCCCTGGTTCTGGAGCCGGGAGAGACTCGATATGTACTGGATCTGCCTGACTTACTCCGGATTGAGTCAGTGAAGGACACGGAGGACAACGAGTACCTACTCAATATCCTCAACGAACCTGAGTCACTACATACCCCGAACTACCGGACCCTGGTGGTTCCGGCCAGTCTGGATGCAACCATGCTGCTGGTGACCTATCGGGCAGACCACAAACCCTTCGGGACGGAGGAGACGTACTATCCACCGAACATGGTGGACATTGACCTACCTCCGATGTACCTGGAACCACTGCTGTACTTCGTGGCCAGCCGTGTTATGAACCCGATTGGGATGACCGAGGCCTTCCATGATGGCAACAACTACGCGGCCAAGTACGAGCAGGCCTGTCAGCGCTTGGTGAATGATGGATATCCCCTGGATCAGGGGTACCATCAGGATCGTTTCCACAGTAACGGGTGGGTATAACGGGGAAAGGGGGCTTAGCCCCCTGACCGTTACAGTTTTACGACGAGTTTCCTCCCGCCGTTATTGTCTTCAACAATAGTGACCCCAGGAACAAACGTTACGGCTTCCGCCACGGCATACGTTCCATCGGGGTTGCGTTGCTGAGTGGTCACCTGGACCACGCACCCAGTGCCGGTCTGCATAGCCTTGGTGGACTTCATCCACCCCTCTTTCTGGCTTGAAGCCTTGCACAGCAGCTGGAACAAATCCCCGTTACCAACCACCCGAATGTCCTTCACGTTTTCACGCGCACCGGATACGTCACTGTTGTGTAGCGTTTTCTCTGTCATCACTTTTCTCCTGTTGAACCAAAACCGCCTTCGCCGCGGTGTGTTTCATCAAGCTCATCCACCACCATCAGGTTGACGTCCGCCACAGGCACGATCACAAACTGCAAAATACGGTCACCGGCTTCCCACGAGAAGGCATGTCCGTCCTTTACCCGCAAGCAAGCCATCCATTCGCCCCGATAATCCGCGTCAATGATGCCTACGGTGTTGTTCAACTCCAATCCGTGCTTGGCTCCGGTACTGGATCTGGGGTAAATCTTGGCCACATGGCCAGGCGGGACTTCGGCCGCAAAGCCCAGGCCCACTAATTTCCCTTTATCGGCCACAGGATCCAATACACCACCTTCAGGCATATAAATATCATAGCCCCCGGCAGCACTGGATCCCTTAATTGGGCACTTAAATCCTTCATGTAATGGTTTGATATTCATTTCTGCACTCCATTTTTGATTTACATACCATGTACCGAACTGTACATGACTGGGGTTGCACACTTATGAGTGAAAGTGAACAAGTGATAGACCTGGACAACAATAATGTCCGGCTAACGAAATGGAAGAAGGAGCCGTCAATCCGCGAATTGAAAGCGGATTTACAGGAAGCTACTTCCATTCACCAAGAACAAGTTGGCCAGATTGATCGGTACCTGGATAACTTGAATGTGGAAGGCAGTGCGAAAGTAAATGCCCCGAAAGGGCGTTCTCGCATTGTCCCTAAACTGATCCGTAAACAAGCTGAGTGGCGTTACGCTGCATTAACAGAACCCTTCCTTACTACCGAAGACTTGTTTGACGTTGAACCTGTTACATGGGAAGACAAACAAGGCGCTGTTCAAAACCAGATCCTGTTAAATTACCAATTCCGCCGAGCCATCAATAAAACCAAGTTCATTGATGAATACGTGCGTACCGGTGTGGACGAGGGCACAATCATTTGCCGCGTCGGCTGGGACTTCATTGAAGAAGAAGTGGAGGAGGAGGTCCCCCAGGTCGAATTCGTGGTGGATCCCACCTATGCCGAGCTGCACCAGGAGCTGGCAGAGATGAAGGCGGCCAACCCAGGAGAGTACTATGCCGAAGTACCGGAAGAACTCCAGGAAGCCCACGACCTTACGCTTGAAACTGGTGACCCGATCCGACCCAAGATCACAGGCATGGTCAAGGAGATGGTCTCCAAGACCGTGGTTAACCAACCCACGATTGATATTTGTGACTACCGCAACGTTATCATCGACCCGACCTGCCAAGGTGATATCAGTAAAGCCAGCTTTGTCATTTACAGCTTTGAGTCCTCGCTATCGGAACTGGAAAAAGATGGAAAATACACCAACCTCGACAAGATCAATCTCTCAAACAGTACCCCATTGTCCGAGCCAGACCATGGCTCCGATACGTCGTCTGGTTTCAGCTTTGCAGACGAGGCCCGTAAGAAAATTGTCGTTTATGAGTACTGGGGATATCGTGATATTGATGGTTCTGGTGTTGTTAAGCCTATTGTAGCCAGCTGGGTTGGTGACACACTGATCCGGATGGAAGACAACCCCTACCCGGACCAGGAAATTCCTTTTGTCGTTATCCAGTACCTGCCCAAACGCCGTTCCATCTACGGTGAACCGGATGGGGCCCTGCTGGAAGACAACCAGAAGATCATGGGTGCGGTGACCCGCGGCATGATTGATATCCTCGGTCGAAGTGCCAACGGTCAGATGGGCATGCGTAAAGACATGCTCGATGCCGTAAACAAGCGACGGTTCCGCCAGGGACTGGACTACGAGTTCAACGCCAACGTGGACCCACGTCAGGGCGTCAACATGCACACCTTCCCTGAGATCCCGCAGTCCGCTCAGTTCATGCTACAGAGCCAGAACATGGAAGCGGAGTCCCTGACCGGTGTGAAAGCCTACAGCCAGGGTGTGTCGGGTACTTCCCTGGGTGATGTGGCCGCCAGTGTTCGAGGTGCCCTGGATGCGGCCTCCAAGCGGGAGATGGGTATCCTCCGTCGCCTGTCTGATGGGATGATCCAGATTGCCCGGAAGATCGTGGCCATGAACGCAGTGTTCCTGGACGAGAAAGAAGTGGTCCGTGTAACCAACGGAGAGTACGTCGAGATTCGTCGGGACGAGCTGGCTGGCCAGTATGACCTGAAGCTGTCCATCTCCACCGCCGAGGAAGACGAGAAGAAAGCCAGTGAGCTGGCCTTCATGCTACAGACCCTGGGTCCCAACGAAGACCCCAACCTACGCAAGATCATCCTGTCTGAAATTGCCACGCTGCGGAAGATGCCTGACCTGGCTCACCGCATTGAGACCTTCCAGCCGCAACCGGATCCGATCCAACAGGAAATCCAGCGACTGGAACTGCTCAAACTTCAAAAAGAGATTGAGGAGATTGATTCCAAGATCATTGAGAACCGGGCCAATGCTCAGCTGGATTCTGCGAAAGCATCCAACCTGCAAAGCGATACCGATTTGAAGAACCTGGATTATGTGGAACAAGAGTCGGGCGTTAAACAGGAACGCGATTTGCAGAAACAAGCCGCACAAGCTGAAGCGCAAGGAAAGACAAAGATACTTGAGCATCAACTTAAACAACAGGAAGAGCATAGTAATAAGCTCCGGGAATACTTAATGAAGAACCGTGAATAAAAAGTTGTGATAAACGATTTGAATTTGTTTAAGGTTCTTGAAAGTTAAAACCTATTGACCACTAACGCAGTAGAGCCGGACTTATTATGAGTAGCCAAGACGTTGTTGAACTGGAAATGAACATTAAGGAAGCCAAGGAACTTGTTGAGCTGGGTAAATCCCTTGAACGTCTCGAAAAGAACCGGGACTTCAAAAAAGTTATTCAGGAACACTATCTGAATAAAGAAGCTGTTCGACTTGTTCATGCAAAGGGTGATGCTGCCATGCAGGATCCAAAACACCAGGCCAATATCCTTCGGGACATTGACGGCATTGGTTCCTTTACCCAGTTCCTCAACTTCTTGCGTTACCAGGCCGAAATGGCCAAGGACGCTATTCGTGAATGTGAAGACGTTCTTGACGACCTGCGTGCAGAAGGAGCCGATGAATGAGCATGACTACTGAGACCAATGACCAGGCACAGGATGCCCTGGGCATGTCCGATGATGCCTTTGCTCAGATGGACCCCTCAGCGTTTGAGGCCGCCTACGACGAGCCTGAACTGACTGAGGAAGAGGGTGCTTTGGAGGAATCCGACGCCGAGGACTCGGAGGCGCAGCCGGAAGAGGACGACGCTGAGGATTCCTCCTACGAGGAAGAGAATGAAGACGTTGATGAGGGTACCGATGAGGAGGCCCTTGATGACGACGAAGCATCCGACACCGACGAACTGGATGACGCCGAAGCGTCCGATGAGGACGAAGACGAAGATGCCAGCGAGGACCAGGATACTGAGGCCATTGACTACAAGGCGGAATACGAACGCCTGATGGCCCCGTTCAAGGCCAACGGTAAAGAAATGCAGGTCAAGTCCATCGACGAGGTTCGTACCCTCATGCAGATGGGCGCTAACTACAACAAGAAGATGGCTGCACTGAAGCCGTCTTTGAAGACCCTGAAGCTGCTGGAAAAGCATGACCTTCTGGGTGAAGACCGACTCAATTATCTGATTGACCTGGATAAGAAGAAGCCAGAAGCCATTCAGAAGTTGATCAAGGATAGCGGACTGGATCCGCTTGAAATGGATGTTGACAGTGATAGCGACTACAAGCCCGAAACTTACACTGTCGATGATCGGGAGATGGCGTTGGACGAGGTACTGGAACGGATCCAGGACACACCTACGTATGCCAACACCATCGACGTCATCAGCAATAAGTGGGATAGCAAGAGCAAGCAGTTCATCGCCAATGACCCAACACTGATTGAGACCATCAATGACCACATGGCCAGTGGGATCTTTGAAAAGGTGTCCAGTGAGGTCGAGAAGGAACGCACGTTTGGTCGCTTGTCCGGGCTCTCGGATCTGGAAGCCTACAACCAGGTAGGCGAACGGTTGCACCGCGAGGGCGCCTTTAACACTACGGAAACACCAGGCACTGCTGATAACGCATCCGAAGGTAAGACCGTGGTGAAGAAGCGCGTAGCCCGTAAACCGGACCCGAAGCTCAACCAGAAAAAACGAGCCGCAAGCTCAACCAGACAAAAGCCTGCTGCGAAAGCACCGGACTTTAATCCGCTGTCACTGCCGGATGACGAGTTCGAGAAGGCGTTCGATCCAAATCTCCTGTAAGAATTAAGGGTAGCCTATGTCCAGACAATATAACGATCCAGTAAACGGTGCTCCGTCCGGTATCGGTAAGCAGCTCCGCACGGATCATTACATCAAACGCGCTCTCATCGAGATGCGTAAGGAACAGTACTTTGGCCAGCTGGCGGACGTAACCGCTATGCCCAAGCACATGGGTAAGACGCTGCGGAAGTACCATTACCTGCCGCTGCTCGACGATGCCAACATCAACGACCAGGGTATTGACGCCAATGGCGCCACCATCGAGAACGGTAACCTGTACGGTTCCAGCAAAGATGTGGGCACCATCACCGGCAAGATGCCTGTGCTGTCCGAAACCGGCGGCCGCGTTAACCGTGTTGGTTTCAAGCGTAAGGAAATCGAAGGCACCATCGCCAAGTTCGGTTTCTTCGACGAGTACACCCAGGAATCCCTGGACTTCGATACTGACGCTGATCTGATGATGCACGTTAACCGTGAAATGCTGAACGGTGCTAACGAGATCACCGAGGATCTGCTGCAGATCGACCTGCTGAACGCGGCTGGTGTGGTCAAGTTTGGTGGTACTGCCACTGACGATGCCGAAGTAGATGCCACCTCTGAGGTGACCTACGACGACCTGCTGCGTCTGTCCATCGACCTGGACAACAACCGTACTCCGAAGCAGACCAAGATCATCACCGGTACCCGTCTGGTTGACACCAAGACTCTGCCTGGTGGTCGTGTGATGTACATCGGTTCTGAACTTCAGCCCCTCCTGGAAGGCATGAAGGATCTGCACGGTGAGCGTGCCTTTATCTCCGTCGAGAAGTACGCCGCAGGCGGTACTGTTCTGAACGGTGAGATCGGTACCGTGGGCAAGTTCCGCATCGTCGTGGTTCCGGAAATGATGAAGTGGGCCGGTGCTGGTGCTGCGGTACTAGATAACACTACTCACTTCGCAACCGGTGGCAAGTTCGACGTGTTCCCGATGCTGGTGGTTGGTGACTCTTCCTTCTCTACCATTGGTTTCCAGACCGACGGTAAGACAGTGAAGTTCAAGATCACCCACAAGAAGCCTGGTACTGAAACCGCGGATCGTTCTGACCCGTATGGTGAGACTGGCTTCATGTCCATCAAGTGGTACTACGGCTTCCTGCTGGAGCGTCCGGAGCGTATCGGCCTGGTGAAAACCGCAGCCCCGATGTGATCCATGGCTGGGAGGGGATAACCCCTCCCATCCTTTTCCTACGAACAACTGGAGTAGATGAGAATGTCTGAAGACAACGTAACCGAGTCCGCACTTGATTCACTGAAGTCCCGAGCGGATGTGCTGGGCATCAAGTATCACCCGAACATCGGTGAAGACAAACTACGTGAAAAGATCGAGGAAGCCATGGGCGCCACTAACGACGAAGAAACCAAACCAGAAGCGGAAGAGACCGAAGGAGCCAAACGTCGGCGCCTGATCAAAGAGGCCTCTGAACTGGTTCGTGTCCGTGTGACCTGCATGGATCCCAACCGTAAAGAATACGACGGCGATATTTTTTGTGCGGGTAACCGGATCACCGGTACCTTCAAGAAGTACGTCCCCTTCGATACCGAGTGGCATGTTCCCCGCATCATCCTGAAGATGATCAAACGTAAACAGTGCCAGGTGTTTGTTTCCAAGCGTGACGACCGTGGACGTCCTGTCCGTGAGGGTAAGCTGATCAATGCCTTCAACGTTGAAGAGCTGCCGCCTCTGACAGAAGAGGAACTCAAGAAACTGGCCCAACGCCAGGCAATGGCCGCTGGCACAGCCGCCGCTTAACCACAGGACTGAGGTAGACCCATGGCAGCAGTTACGATTTCCGACCTGACAGCCGGTCAGGAGAGTTTGAACGGAAACGGCATCTTCGACGAGCTTATGCGGGCCACCGAGGCCCATATCGACGCAGAGTACTCAAAGGGCCGGATCAAAGGCAGTGAGTATGCCACGGTCTACCTCGGGGCCTTGCAGGCGGTCATGGACCGCTCACTGCAGTTCCTCCTGGCTCAGCAGAAAGTGGACCTGGAAGCCCAGCTTCTGGAAAAGCAACTGATCACCGAAGGCCTGAACCAGGCTCAGATCGAGCAGCAGACACTGAATCTGGCCGCCCAGGAAGATCAGATCAAATCCCAGACAGTTCAGATTGAGCAGCAGACCGCCAACCTGACTGCAGAGGCCCTGAACATTCCCAAACAGGGTGCGTTACTGGATGCCCAGGCGGCCGTACAGGAGCAGCAGCTGCAGAACCTGCAGGCGGAAAAGACACAGACCGAAGCACAGACAGGTTTGATCGAGCAACAGACCGCCAATGCCATCACCGAGAACACTGTACTGGTGGCCCAGGAATGTAAGCTCCGTGGCGAGTACGACATTCTGATGGAGCAGAAGCTCAAGCTGGTATCCGAGACGGCATTGCTGAACCAGAAGAAGGTAACCGAGCAGGCCCAGACCTCCGGTGTAGGTGTAGACGCTGACTCCGTGGTTGGCAAGCAGAAGTCGCTGTACGACGCTCAGGCCAACGGGTTCAAACGAGATGCTGAGCAGAAGACCGCAAAGATCATGATTGATACCTGGAACGTCCGACAAACGACGGACGGTGGCCAGACCGTAGATGGTAATGGTCTGAACGATGCAGCCATCAAACGAGCGGTGGATGCCATGCTGAACGGCGTAAATGCCTGAAGCCAGCTGATAAATCCGGAGAATGAAGGGGAGCCATAGGGCTCCCTTTTCTTTTGTACAGGAGCAAGTAATGGGGCTATTCAGCAGCAAGAAGAAAACCAGCGTCGATACCAGCGTAGTCCGGGTGGTTGAAGATAGCGCAATGCCAGACACCATCAAGCAAGCCATGATCATGGGACTGATGCGAAACGAGGGTATGGTAGACACCATGATCGAGGAATCCCTCAATGGGCCGGTACTGGACATGCAACGCATGTATCGCCACGCCAAGCGAGGGAACTATGTGTACGGGTTGCCTAATGCCCACGTCTTGAATCGCAATACAGGCTCTGACGTAATTCGCCAGGTCCTTGAACGGATTGAAGGTCAGGCGGTGACCATCGAGTACTCCCAGTTTGCCCAGCTCAACCCGATCCATGTGGGTTGGCAACACCTGGTGGACGAGTATGACTATGATCCGGCTACCAACGAGATCCCGGGCCTATCCAAGACCAAGGGTGCAACGGTGTACCTGGAAGACATTGTGGCGGTGTATCCCCTGGCTTCCTCGGAGGACACTGAGGCAGGCGCAGTGTACTCGTGGGGTGATAACCCCCGGGCAGGTAAAACACCCACACGCCCGGCCATGACGCAAGGTCTGGGCGGTGCTATCACCCCGGCCGGGTATGAACTGGATCCGGACAGTCCTGAGAAAGCCCGTATCCATATCGTATGGGAGTCCGGTGGACTGAAACGGGAAACCCTGGACGTTCCCATGGGCGACTACCCAGAGGACCGGGAGTTCTTCCAGGTGAAATACATCACGGCAGAGGGCAAAACCAAGTACTGGACGTACATGGATGGGGACACCACCTATCCGGAGTTGAACCAGGTTTTCAACGTGAACTACACCAGCCCAGGCACCTATTTCCCCTTCTTCATGTTCCGACATCACCGGGAAGACCGCACGGCCGAGAAGTACCGTGGAACGCAGGAATACAAGGACACCGAGAAGCTCTTGAGTATGATTGGAGTGGATTACGCAGAATTGGGTGCCCAGATCCATGAGAACCCGGATATTGAGTATGTGGAACAGGCCGTCATGTTGGCCGCGGTTCCGATCAATGCCACGTCGCAGGCCGAGCGTCGCTACCTGCACCGGTTCTTCTCGCGGTTATACCGTCAGACGCCCCGGCGGTCACCTTCATTGTCTGTGGCGTCCTTGTCGGGTAATGCCATCGTCTGGCGTGATGCGGACTACCATACCACGCTGAGCTTTGGGGAGATCCTGCAGCGTGTGCGACCGGCCAAAGAAGGGAAGGTGGGTACCTACACTACCCGGATTCGTACAGAGACGATGACGGAGACCTATGAACACACCACCAGTATGGGTGAGACCGTCCGACGAGTTTCCCGGAACTATGAATACGAAGTTGTCAGCATACGTCACCAAATATCAGAAACCCTGGTGGATGAGATCCAGGTCATTAATCCACGTATGCGTTATGACATTTGGCGAGGCTATGCCCACGAAGGTAGTGCTGGCTCCGGAAAGGTATTGATTCCTGTGGATTACGAACTGGCTCAGGAACTCCCATTACCGGTCAGGGAACAATTATATTTCCGTAGCCTACATTTGGTTTTCAACAGTAGGGTCACGCAAAAAGTAAAGTGGTACGAACGGACGTTCTTCAAAAATTTACTTATTGTGGCTGCGGTTGTTATTACGGTATTCACATTGGGTAAAGGGGCCCCGCTTATAGCAGCTGCAATTAAATTGGGCCTCTATATGTTGGCTGCAGCTATGATCTTCGTCATGGTTGGTGCCTTTGTTCTGTCAACCTATGCGTTTCGCCTGGTGGTTAAGGAAATCGGGGTAGAGGCAGCTGTTGTAATTGCTGTCATTGCCCTGGCTACAGGCTCAGCAGGCAGTGCCTTTGACCTGGTACCGGATGCGACAACCTACCTGAATCTGTCCACGTCGTTAATGGATGCGACCAACTATATGTTGGAACAAGACTTAAAAGCGGTTATGGCAGAAGGGGAAGAGTTATCCGCATTGAAAGACCAGAAGATGGCGGAACTGGAACAAGCCATGAAACTATTGGAGACCAATGATTTTCTGGATCCATATCAGTTCATCGGGCAAGTACCATCGGTTCACATTGGAGAAAGCCCGGACGACTTCTATAACCGTACTGTGCATGTTGGTAATATTGGGACAGTCATATATAAATCCGTCGAGTCTTACGTAGACATATCCCTTACACTACCAACAACACATAACACACTAGGGGATACCTTTCTATGAGCGGATTACTTAATTGGGGTCAGGCAGATACCAGCATGGTGGACAACATCATGGCGGACTCTTTTAATGCTGTTCCTGGTTTGGGAAATAACGAACTGCAATTCATGTCAGGAATGGACCTGGGTGGCGGTTCCGGCGGTGGCATGTTCAGTAATTTCCTGGGCAAAGACGGGTGGGGTGGTCTGGCCTTGGGTGGTGCCCAGACACTGATGAACGGTTGGATGGGTATGAAGAAGCTGGACCTGGCCAAGCAACAGCTGGCCGAGAACAAGCGCCAATTCGACATGAACTGGGGTGCCCAGAAGAACTTGACCAATAACCGTCTGGCTCTGGCTCAGCAGGTACGTGCGTCGGCCAATCCGAACGCGCAACCGGTGGCCGAGTACATGAAGCAATGGGGAGTTAAATAATGGCAGGACCGATTACCTGGCGTAATGTCTCCGGTGGGTCAAACAACCTGGCCGGTTCGCTGCTGACAGGGGCTGAGGGTTCATTCAACTCAGCCTTTGACAGTCTCCGTAAATCCCTGGACGGCTACACCGAGGGGGTGACCGACCGCAACACGCAGAAGTTCACTGAGATGCTGGGCCAATACCGTACCCCGGAGGAGCTACAGGCAGCCCGGGAAGCCGGTGAGATCCAGAACTTCCGTCAGGGCCTGGGCCGTCTGGTGGATGCCAATGCCATCAATCCAGCCGCGGTGGATCAACGCTTGGCCACATTGCGGGATCAGGCGAATCAGCAATACGAATACGATCAGACGCAGCTGACTCGCCAGGAACAACCCTTGGTGGGTGAAGCCTCTGCCCGTATTGCGGCCTTGCCCAACAACCTGGATCCAGCACAGCGTCAGGCGACACAACAGGAACTGACCCAGTACATCAGTGGATTGGGTGTGCAGGATGCGACGAAGGCCAAACTGTTGGGCACGCTGAATGATCGCCTCAGTGGTATCACAGATAACTACCGGGACGGTGTCCGCTTTACCCGGGAAGGTACTGAGTTTGAGCGTGGTGGTGAACTGCACGATGTACGAATGACCGAAGCAGATCAACGACAAACAGAGTTTGACCAAACACAGAAAGCACGCAGTGACACAGCCTCTGTAGAGTCAAAAGTACGCGAGCTGATTACAAACAGTAATGGCGTGGTTGAGGCACGTAACCGTTTCAACGAGTGGGTACAGTCCGGCGAGGCGGAAGGCATTTCGCCACAAGCGATCAGCCAAGCCGTAGCGGGTTTACCGCAAGCCTGGGCATCCAGCCGAGACCTGTTGCCCCAGCAACTCACTCGGGTAGAGACCTTTGAGGAACAACAGGCTAAGGAGCTTCAGCGGGCCAGAGAGGACTACCCGATCAACGAGGAGTTTGCCTTCACTGACGGACAGCAGATGTCAGAAGGGGATGCGTTTGATTACGCCCGTGAACTCGGTGTGGACGATTTTGATCTGCTGCAAGACACCAACGAGATTGTGGCCAGTATCAAGAAGGATGCTGATATTCAGGACGATCTATCCGTTCTGGTTGATGATGGAAGTCTTCCACCAGGAAGTTCCCCGCCTTGGGGCAACATCATGAAGGTTGCGTTCCAGAAATCCGCAGAGGATGAGGTCCTTTTTGGTGACAAGGACATTGTCAAAGAGAACCTGGATAAGGAAATGCGGAAAGCCTTCAAAGAGTGGGTTAAGTCTACCCGGAATAAGCGTGTTGTTCGGGAGTTGGAGGATAACGCAGCCAGCGAGTTGTCCAAGTTCACGGACACTCTCCGGGCCGAAAATACATTCCGTCAGAACCTGAAGGGCCAATAATGTCAAACAGTCTGGATATGTTGGATCAAGCCATTGCACGCTTCGCACCTGTGGCCAAGGAGGCCCAGGTAGCTGAGGCTGCGGAACGTAAAAAACAGGAACTGGCACGCCGACAGGCTGCCAATGATGCTCAACCCTGGCAACAGTACGACACCTTCAAGGCCTACCGTGAAAACGGTGGAGCAACAACTCCGGAAGCTGTGAAGCACTTCCAGGATCGCCAGTTTCAGGACATGGCGGCGAATTACTCCGCGGCCGAACAGGAACGAGCTGCCCGTGAAAGTACGGCGTTGGCCGATGATTTAGAACTGGGGTCTCTGTGGGGTGAAGCCAAGCAGAACGCAGCGGCCGCGTATGAGGGTGGTAGTGCCGCCCTGGGTCGGCTGGGAGCTATGCCCTTTACCGAGCAAGGCCGTCGTAGTCTGGAGCAAACCGATGATCGGGCCCGGGATATCTATTCCCGTGACCTTATGTATCGCAAACAGAAAGAGCAAATCCAGGAACAGAAGCGACGCCTCTCTGTGGCGGACCTCATGGGCCGGATCGACAAAGACACCCGGGACACACAGCTCAAGGCACTGGATCAACAGGAACAGGCCCTGGTACCGATTACCGAGGACGAAGCGGCTTACCTGGATACCCCGGTAAGCAACCGGGATATGGCCACACATACCCCTGGTTCCCGTGTGGACGGTAAGACGTCTCGTGAACTATTGGATTCAGCCTTGGAGAACCTCGAAAAGGGTCAGGAAGTCAGTGATGCTGTCAAGGTTGAGGGTAAGCTCAACCCACTGACACGGGATGAGTTGATCAAGGACGTGAAGGCCTCTTGGGAACGTAACAAGGCAGGCCTGGATACCGCCACTGAGTTGTGGGACTCCGGGGATACTGTCGGTGCCCTGAAGACTGGAGCCCTGGCTGTCGGTAAATTGCTGGTAGACGGTGGCCTGGATCTGTCCGAGAACAAGCTGGCCGTTCTACAGTACCTGTCCGAGAACGTACCGGAGCTGGCCGGTGGTGCCATGTTCAAACCCTTGCTGGCAGCCACCAACCTGTCCTATGCCAGTGAGGTCTATCGCAACGGTGTTGCGGACTTCAAAGAGCGTGAAGGCCGTCTACCCACTCAGGATGAGAACACCCTGATGACGGCGGTGGCCCTGGCCTCAGGTTCTGCCGATTACGTCATGGATACGTCTCTGATCCGGGGCTTCGGGAACAAAGGTCTGGAAGCTGCCGAGGCAGCCATTGTTCAGGCGGCTGAACGTTCGATAGCTCGTAAAGCCATGGGTGTGGCCACCGGGACTGCTGGCAAGGGTGCCGGTGAAGGTGTGACCGAAGGTCTGCAATCCGGTGCGGAAAGTGGTTGGGCGTCCCTGGATGAAGCCGACGGTGAAGAGGTGTTTACCGGAGCGGTGATCGGTACCGGTGTGGGTACAGGTATCGGTGCGGCCGGTGAAGTGGCTGAAACTCGTGCCAAAACTAAGCAAGCCAAGGCGATCCAGGCCAAGAAAGACGATGAGGTACAGAGGGAGGCTAACCGTTCGGTTGCGGACATGATCCGTGATGGTGAGATGGATCGGCTACTGGATCCGGATGAAACCCCGGACATTGATGTAGAGGCCCTGTCCAACTCCGTGCTTACCTTGGCCCGTAACACCCAGGGCGGTGTGGCACCGGAATTCCAGCAGCAGGCGCGTGAAGCACTGGATCGTCTTGATGAACGTTTGGACTTTGAGATCCAGGCACTGGATCAGTTCACCGAGAATATGTCCCCTCAGACGCTCCGCAAGAACGAGGAGGAACTGAAGAATATCGAAGGACAGATCAAAGAACGTGAGCTGTCCGACAACCTCGAAGGAATCGAACCACTAAGAACCCGGGCCGCTGAGCTACGCAAGGAAATGGCTACTGCCAAGAAGGATAGCCGCCAGGACAAGAAAGACCGGGAAGCGTTACGTCGGAGCTTGGTGCAGTACCGGGAAGAGGTTCGTCAGGAAAGCCAGCAGTCCTCCGTGGAGGCCACCCAGGACGCCGGAGCCAGTGATGTTGTGTCGCAGGCGACCGATGAGACGGCCGATGTAGAAGCACGCTCACAGGCTGCCTCACAGGCTGTGACGTATGCCATGGAAAACCCGGATATTCTGGATGCACCAACAGCAGCCAGTCTGGCAGAAGATACATCTCTGGATCTGTCCCAGGAACAACGTACCTATCTGCGGAAGTTGGCTGAGCGTAAGCAAGTGGACGATGAAGCCAAGGATTTTGACCAGGTAAGCCTGGATATCCTCTCCACTAACCCTAGCCAGGGATTCCGATCTCTACCGCAATACCGTCAGGCAATCCAACGTGCAGTGGTTACCGGTAATCAACGCAATGCCAATCGCCTGTTGTCCGACCTGGAGCGGTTCAGTAACTCTCACAATGAAAAGGCAGCGGTGGCTGAGGAAGCCCAACGTCAGGCCATTGAGTCTGGTCGTCAGGTACAGATGATCGCCACCAAGGATGCCGAGGGGAACCTGGGGTGGGAGATCAACACCGGTCAGCGATTGGATGACAAAGCCCTGAAAGAAAATGGGGGTCTGAACTTCAACGCCAAGCCAGGGAAGATGACTGACACCCTGGCCAAGATGAAGATGGAAGCCCGGATGCTGGGTGCTGCCTTGGAAGAACTCCAAGCAGCCCAAGCTGTTGGTACCGCCCCACGTCCTGCGGCTAACGATGCCGCCCCAGTGGATGATCTGGATGCCCTGGCGGATAACGCTGCGGCCATTGAGCAGGAAATCGAACAGGAGCCTGTGTATGCGGAAGAAGCCAACCAATCTACGACTGAAGCTCAACCGGAAGCGGAACCAGAGACAGAGGCAGCAACACCGGAACCAGTTACTGAACCAGAGGCTGAAACTGGATCCACCAACGATCCTGTCGCTCGGGACGGAGATCAGGGAGATACCAATACCGGCCGAGATACACAGGCAACTACTGAAGAACGCACAAATGACTCTGGAGAGCCTGACACAGTCCTAGCCAAAGGTGACGGTATCAACGCACCGGAGTCGGTACTGGATATCGACGCCCGACGTAACGCCCGGGAGGATGAGGTTTCCGGTACCTTGGGTAAGGATGCCATCGAATCCGAGAACCTGGCTGAGGCGTACTTCACCACGCGCAAAGGACTGCCTCTGACAGCCAACAAGGACTATGTGTCGAATCTGTTGGTTCCTAACAAGTACAGCCCGGAGGCCCTGGGTGTCACCCTGTCTGAAGATCCCGAAATTCGGGAGAAGCAACGTGAGGCCATCGCCTACTTTGCTGAACTCGCGCCGAAGTGGATCGAACACATCAACGGGCTGACCAAGCGGAAGAAAGGCTACCAGCATCGAAACATGCTGAACTACTTCATGGATGAAGACGGCAAGATGGAGGAAAACGTCCGTACTGCCGTTGCCGTGGGTATGTTCACCTGGTTGTCCGAGAACGGCAGTGAACTGTGGTACAACGACGAGGATGCCATTCGCAGTATCCTGGGTCTGGAGGACGGTGAGACGGTACCGCCAGATGCTCGGGACGATCTGTGGGACGCCGGTACCCGGGACAAGTTGGTGATGAACGACATTGGCCAGCGGGTTGTACAGGCCCTGGGTCAGAAACTGAATAAGAGTGCTCCGCAAAACCATGAAGGCCAGTTAGCCGGTGCTTTTGGTGCCCTTGGTCTGGGTGCGTTACGGGACTTGGGCTATGTGCAGGTTATCGGTGTACAGGCTGAGTATCTGGCTCCGATTCCCAAGGGAAAGAAGACAGCCCCAATCACCTACTTTGTCCGATCTAACCGTGTCGAAACACCCATGGGTTGGGAAGACAATCCCCAGGTGACGTCGTTTGAGAACAAGGTCAAAGGCACTCAGGCGGTGGTTCACAAGTTGTTTGATGTGGAGCAGATCAAGAAGGATCCGGTTTTTGAGGAGCCACAGGATTCTGATGTTCCGAAGAAAACCCGTAGAACCAATCAGGATACGCCCAAGGAACAGCGGGAGACGTTGGCTGAGGCACAGAAGCAGAAGCACTACCTGCGTCAGGACATGCTGGATCCGGAGCGAGGCATCCTCAACAAGATGTCCCGTCGCCTGTTGGAGAAGGTACAGGGCATTCAGGAACTGGATCCCAACACCACACAGAAGAACCTGCTGAAGACTCTGGAAGGACGTAATGACGGACTGCGTCGACATATCGACACCATGTTCGACTTTGTCCAGTCCATGGGGCAAGACAAGACCAAGCCTTTCTACTTCAAACGGTTTGTGGCCCGTCAACAACGGGTTCACCTGGACTCGTCCACGTTTAACCCGCAGGAGAAGAAACTCCACCGGATCGCCATGCAAATGGATGGATGGGAGATGGAAGTCCCCAAAGACCTGTCCGGTTTGCAGGGCATGATGTTCAAGGTCTCTGTGGTGGAAGCCTTCGGTGGCAAGATCGACCAGCAACGCCTGGAAGATACCGTGGCGGCTTACGACGAACTGGTGGCCCGGGAGGATATCCAAGAGGCTCTTGGTATTCTGAAGTTGCTGGATAACGGTGTCATCCTGGAACCAGAACAGGAGGACGCACTGGCTGCCGTACTGGATGAAGACAGCTGGAGCTTCGATGCCTTGTGGCACCTGTATCAGAAAGACCTGGGTGAAGGGGATACCTTCATCTCTCGGCTGCACAGCGAAGGTGACGGCAAGACCAATGGGCCTATGCTGTCCCTGGGTCAGTTGGGTGGCTTGGTGGCTGAGTGGGGTGCCAAAGGCGGGTTCTTCACCGCGGAGCAGGCACACGAATTCATCGGAGACTGGGCGGCCAAGGGGGGACAGGACCTGTACCAGACCTTGAGTTGGGACCTGTCGGATACACTGATTCGTGCCGGTGAATCGTCTGAAGACACCCGTAAGTTCACGGAATTGATGTTCCGTATGTTCGGTAACTTCCGTAACGAAGATGGTACCAGCGTATCCTCCAAGGGTCGGAATGCGGTCAAGAACCTGCTGACCAAGCTGATGTTCGGTGCCGGTGAGAAGGGCTCTATTGCCACCATGGGTGAGCAGTTGGTCGACAAGGTGTACGACCAATTGGATGCTGCCCTGAAGAAACCCATGAATGAGCAAAATCGGGAGGACATTAAGGCACTGTTCAAAGAGATCAACCGATTCTTGCCGAACGCACAGAAGATCAAGCAGTTCAAACTGACGACGGCGAATGTGCGTGACTTCACCTTCACACCCAAACAGCGTAAGGCCCTGGTAGCGGCGTTTGAGTACCACGTAGGGACGCACCTGGGGACCGTGCTGGAAAAACAGTACAAGGACTTCATAGATGACCGAAAGGCGCTGAACTCTGCAGCCGGTCTGACCTTTGGTCTGTACAAGCTGGTTCGGGACCACGAAGAGCGTAAATACCTGGCTGAACTGGAAGCCCAGGGCCTGTTGGCTCGAGATCCTGACGGTAACTATCTGCAGACGTTGTCTCGGGAACAGCAGCAGGAGATCCAGAAGCGGGTACAGGATATCCAGCCTATTCTCCATACAGCCATGTCCAAAGGCGGCCGCAAGTCTGCCGGTATCCGTATGGCCAAGACCAAACAGGTCCACTCGGATGAGAAGCTGTGGCGCAATACCGGTGAGGTCGGTATGGCCCGGCCGATTCCGCTGGCACCGGGTGATCTGAATGCGTCACTGGTTCCGGAATCCAAATTCCACAAGGTTAACCAGTTGACCTCCTGGAAATACCGGATCGGTGAATCTGAGGAAGTGGATCCGGGTGTGGCGTCGGTGATCATGGCCATTCACGCCATGGATAGTGCCATCATTTCCCGGGTGTACAAGACGTTCAATATCCTGAACGTCCACGATGCGGCCATTGGCTCCCCAGAACAGCTGATGGAAGTGGCCTCCCGGATGAACCAGGAAACAGTACGCGCCCTGATCGAGTACTCCCTGCCGGAAGAGATCATGCAGTCCCTGTTTGAAACCCTGGATGGGTTTGAGGCCCGACTGGGTGAATTGAACCAGGATCCAGAATTCCGCAAGGCTTACCAGGCTCTGACGAAAAAGTACCGTTTCAGCGATCTGCGTACCCATGTAGGTGGTCTGCTGGATAAAGCCCAGCAAATGGATTCCCGGGCTATGGACTGGATGGAGACCGTATCCGTTGTGAACCAGTATGGCTATCCTGGTGGCCACTATGAAGTGACGACAGAGGACCGGGAAAAGATCGTGGCTCGTCGGGAGACACCCATCGCGGAACGTATCCGTCAACGCCAGGCCCGCCGTAAAGCCCGTCAGCCTGGTTTGGCTGCTGATGCCTTGCGTCGATACTCCGAAACCGCAGAAGCCCGCCTGAAGGCCCTGATCGACCAGGGTAAGCCCATCACCGAGGACAACAAGAAGTTCGTCCGCGATCTTCGGTTGCTGAATCAGGTCTATGTGACTACTGGCTCCCTGGATGAGGCACTGGGTCGTGTCTACAAGGGACAGGAGAACAAGGCCGAACGGGATAACATGCGGGAAATTCTGTTCAGGTATCTGGCAGGGAGACAAGCTGGCCACCGGGACGTTCGGTACGCACCGCCTGCCCGTATCCAGAATCTGATTGATGTGGCTCAGGATAACAAGTACATCGAGCAGGACCTGAAGGACGACTTGGCGGCAACGGGGCGTTTGGTGGCTGAGCAGCAGAAGCAGACCGGTACCCATGGTCCTCTGAACCAGCAGGATATGCTGATGACTGCCGCCCGGGAAGCGACGCAGGATGAGCGAGGCGCACGCCGTGTGGTGGACTTCCTGAACCGTGCGTATAACGGCCGCCTGGAAACCCCTTGGGGTACGATCACACACAGTGAGAAAACCCTGTCACCGGAGAACCAGGTACTGGTTAATGCCTTCCAGAATCAGCCTGAGATGACGGTAAATGAGTTGCTGGGTCACATGCGTAAGGCCATGGCCACCATTCCCAAGAATGACCGTCGTCGTCAGTTACTGGGTCCGGTACTGGCCGAAGTGAAAAAGCATGTGGACCTGGATCTGAAGGTCAAGATGGTGACTGCAGAGACGCCGATTTCCCTGGCACCGAAGCTGCGTAACCCGCACAACGTGAAGGGTCTGTTCCGTCGGGAAGCAGATGGAGCCTCTACCATCTACGTGAAGGGCCCGGACTTTGTCGAGTCCGACCTGAACCTGGAATTACTGGCCCATGAGATGCTTCACTCGGTTCTGCAATCCACCATTGATGGGGAACTGGCTGCCAAGAAGGCAGACAAGAAGCACAACAATCCGGCCGTATCACCGTATGTCAGTGAGTTGGCTGCTTTGCTCAAGCAAGCCCGGGAGTACGTGGATGCCAGTCCTGCCCTGAAGACCAAGTACGGTGAAGCCGTCAGTAACATCAATGAGTTGGTGTCCTGGGGTATGACCAACCTGGAATTCCAACAAGATGTACTGGCTCGGATTGAGATGAAGTCACGGAACCTCAAGCGTAAGCCCGTGAAAGGTATGCAGGCCTTCATTGATGCCATCGTGGGACTGTTCCGGGGAAGCCGTAACGGTATCGAACTGTTGGTAGCCAACACTTCTGGCCTATTGGCGGCCTCCAAGGCTGAGCAAGCAAAAGCCATGGAAAGCACCCTGACGCAGAGTGCCCCGGATCCTGTACAGGAAACAGACCGGATGACCACTGAAGAAGTGTTCCGGGCCCTGAAAGGTACGGACAGTCGGGGACATTTGGCTAACTTGCTGGATTCGGTTGTGACCTCAGTGCATGGCCCGCATGGTGGTGTTTACGCCATGGTGGACAGGAAAGCAGGCCGGACACCGGAAGATGTGTTCCTTAATGCCCTGGCCAGTGGTCGGGCACCGTTCGTATCCAAGGTCCAGGCACAGAACGTGAAGCTGTCGCAAAAAGAAGCCTTCGTGCTGGAACAGGTTGAAGTAACGATCCAGGGCATTCTGGATACCTCGACCTTGGCCTACCGTGACCTGGCTCGGCTGTTTAAGCAGGCCCGTGACCAGGTTAAACCGGAGGATCTGATAGCCGGTGACGGTGCCCTGGTTTCGGACACTGAGCGTCGTGCTGCCGAGCAGCTACACAAGTTCCTGTTCACTCTGGAGCCCGGGAGTGGTGAAAGTCGTTCCGATCACATCAGCCGATTTGCTGCCATGGCTCTGGTGTACCCGCCACTACAGAAGGCATTGAACTATAACGGCAACGCCGACACCACGGCGGCCACTGACAAGCTCGGTGACCAGATTCAGTCCTGGTTCACCGCGGGTACCCAGGCCTTGACCAATGTCTTTTCCGGCACGGTCAGTAACCAGGATGCCCAAGAGAGGCTGGAACGTCTGGTGACCAAGTTGGTGGACATTGAGAGTGCCCGGAAAGGGCGCCTGGCCAATGAACGAATTGGGGTGATCGACCAGATTGAGAACGCCCAGCGTGAAGCCGGGGGTACTGTCCGTGAGACAGTGGCCAAGGTGGCTGAGAGTTCCATGGTTCAGAACAGCTCTGTGGCGACAATTCGTGCTGCGGGCAAAGTGACCTCAATGGCGGCCCAGGATAAGCTGGATACGTTGTTCGACAATATGGAGAACTTCCGTAACCGTCATGGTGCCAAGCGACAGAATCTGATGTTGGGTATCGCCTCAGAAGTCCGAGGAGCTATTCCGGCCACCCAGAAACTGTTTGATCTGATGGATCACTTCAGTGTGATCCAGAACGAGCGGAAAACCCGAAAGGACACCACCGCCAAGCAGGTACGGGATATGCTGCCTGACGCCACGGAGGCGGAACGTGAGGCACTGACCAAGGGCATACTGAAGACCGACCTGGTTGCCCTGGCTGAGACGTATACCCAGGAGCAGATCACGGACATGGTTCGTGATAATGCAGCCCTTCAGCGAGCCATTGAAGAAACCGAGGCCTCCTTGGCTCAGGTCAGTGGCAAGCACCAGGCGTACTACGTGAACCAGGCCATGGCAACAGGGCACTTCATGGCCACCGGACGTACTTCACGTAACCTGATGATGAACGTCCACAACATCGCCCATAAAGTGGGGATGCCGGATGCTCACCAGGTGCCGGACAACATCGTGGAACCGTCCAAGGCTATTCTGGATCGACTGGTTACCCTGTATGCCCTGAAGGACACTGATGGGGATACCCGTCGGATCACGGCAAGGGTGATGACTGAGATGCCGGAAGGGGTGAAGTTTGTAATGGGCATGGCCCAGAAATACAAAGACCAGTCCATGGTGGAATTGTTTGATAACGATCCGCACCTGTTTGCCAAGGGATACATCAAGGAGATTTACAGTCCGTATGTAGATGTGAAAGCAGCCACACGGGCCGAAGGGATTGCCCTTGAGAAAGCAGGCTACGCTCGGGGTGAGATGGTACCGGCAGATCCAGCAGCCCCTGACCAGACCACACGCCATATCTATGTGCGTAAGGATGGTGGCCTGCCTCCGTGGATCTCCGGTGCCCTGTCCATGAGTGGGATGCGTCGGAAAGGGTCTGCAATTCACGGTGGTATGTCCGATCTGTTGCCGGAGGAAGTGAATCAGTCCCTGGCAATCAAGACGCAAAACACCACGAACCGTATGGCCAAGAGCCTACTGGATCTGGAGAAGCCAGGCTTCAACCGTAACCTGGCAAACCGGGAAGACGTGGCACTGGCTCCGGTGGTGAACCGTAAAGGTGAGATTGTGAACTACCGGTATCTGATGACCGAAGCCAATAAGGATGCGTTCCTGGAACGGGACACTCGGGTTGATTCGGTTCTCGGTGCCATGGGGTCTGCCATTTATGACAAGCCTGCCTCAGCGGAACACAACCGTAATGTGATTGAGGCCCTGAAAGAGACCTACGACATGGATTACCGGGACAACCCTTCCCGTTACCTGGAGTTCGGTCCGGACAGTCCAGACAAGCGTATCCGGGAGACATATCAGATGCTGCCGGAAGCCACCAAGCAGGCAATCCGCGATGTATGGGGGCGTAACGGTCTGAAGGTCCGAAACGACGTACTGGATCTGGTATTTGGGTACCGTCAGTACTCCTTGTCGGAAGCCTGGCAGTCTGCAGAACAGGGATTCATGGAAGAGCTGACCTTCGGCGTACTGGAATTCTTCTTCAAGGATAAGACTGCGTTGCGGGGTATGCAGATTGGTAGGGTATGGGACATGCTGGTGAACGAGATCAAGGATATTGTTGTGATCAAGAACCTGTTCACCTTCCTGGGTAACGTGCGGAGTAACCTGTCCATCTTGCTGTGGTATGGGGTCAACCCTATCAAAGGTGCCCGGGATCATGCAGTAGCAATTGATGGTCTGCTGAGGTACCAGCGAGATCGTCGTGAACTGCTTCGCCTGGAAAACCTGAGGGACTCTCAGACTTACAGTGGGACACTGGATCAGCTGAACCAGGATATCCTGGAACTGCAGCATGCCTTGGCGACCAACCCGGTAACTGAACTGGTGGATGCCGGACAATTCCAGACCATCATGGAGGATATTGATACCGAGGATGACGGCTTCTCCTACAAGTCCCGGATTGCTGAGTGGGTAGACGGGAAAGCCCAGAACCTGCCCAGCGGTTTGGTGACGGCCGGGAAGTATATGTACATGAGCCAGGACACCCTGCTGTACAAGGCCTTGTTCAAGTCCACCCAGATGAGTGACTTTGTGGCTCGGTACACTTTGTACCAGCATCTGCTTACCCGGAAGAATAACCCCATGAGTAAAGAAGACGCTCTGCGGGAAATTCGGGATGCCTTTGTGGTATACGACGTGCCCTCACATCGGGCCCTGGACTATATGAACCGTAAGGGTCTGGTGTTCTTCACCAAGTACTACCTGCGGATTCAACGTGTTCTGTGGCGTCTGATGCGTGACCATCCGGTACGGGGTCTGATGACGGCCTTTGGTTTCTCCTACCTGTTGGATGCACCAACGGTAATGGAGTCCAGTGCCCTGGGTCGGATCGGGAACAATCCATTGGACGTGGGTGCCTTTGGCTACCCCGGGGTATTGGATGAACTGTTGACCATGCAAATGGCCACCAGCCCCTTCCGGTAAACACAAAAAAGCCCCTCCGAGAGAGGGGCTTTTGTCTATTCACAGGTTGCAACCGTTACCCTGACTGGTCCACTTGAAAACACGGCCGCTTGGCCAGAACTCAAAAAATACGCTACACGTTGATGTAGCGGTGCCCCCGCCGTAGGTAGATGAGGTGCCAAGGTTCTGCTGGTAAATTGTCGTGGATGCCCGCTCATACTGACGGGTCTGCGTGTACTGGAACACATCACGGCCGTTGGGAGCCTTGAAGGTGCGAGTGGGATAGCCAAGGGTATTGATGACGACTTGTTTCTGCTCGCCCACCAGGGCATCCAGTTTGTTTCCAATGCCTGACGAGGAGGCACAGCCCGTTACAACCAGAGCAAGAAGAAGAATGAGGTTACGCATGGGGATCCTTATAGAAGCGGGCCCCGGAAGTACCAGGGCCCGTATCTTTACGGTCACTACTTGGTTTTGTTCCTGTTCTGCAATGACTCCCAGATCACGTAATACACGGTACCGAGAAGCATGCAGAGCCCGAGGACGACAGAAACTATAGTGGAAACGACGGTAAAGATGAACCCTCCGAAGAGGGCCAATGCGGTAACAAGGGCAGCAATCAATGCTGCCCCTATCGCTTTGAGGAATCTCATAGGAAACTCCTATTAGCCGAAGAGTGACTTCCCGCGTGGTGCTTCGTCTGTCTCTTCGTTGGCAGCGGCTTTCTCCGTATCTGGCGTATCCGGATCGAAGGGAGGCTCAGTCACAGCTGGCTCAGGTTCCGCTTCTGCAGGATCCGGCGCTTGGATAGGTTCAGCCTTTGCCTTGGGGGCACGTTTCACTGGCTCTTTGGGAGCTTCAGTCACCGGGGCGGTAGATGCTTCTTCAGGTGACAGGTCAATACCCGCTTCGATGGTCTGGCCACCTTTACGGGAGACGGTGAAGTTGATGGTATCGACCGGACTGGTCATACCGACTTTCACCAGGTAGTCGCGGATAGCGGCTTCGATATCGGCTTGGCTCAGTTGAATTTGAATTTGCATGAGGTTTCCTTTTGATTGGGTCTAGGCGACCGAAAGTAGGTGAAGGGTTTGCTTGAAAAGTGGGAGAGTCACACCGGCCTCGATGGCACCAATGGCGTCGGCCATGTGTTCAGCTTTGGAGGCAATCGGTGTGGTCTTACCGTTCTTGGTTTGCATGGGCCAGTTGGCCTTCGGGTGCTGCTTTACGGCACGTTCGATGATCTCGGCCTTACTGGCAGTTTTCTTGCCAATCGTGGCGAGCTTGACTTCGGTGGGCGTGACTTCGTAGAACGGGATACCTGCAGCACGTAGAGCGCCCAGGACACCCGCACACACACCATAGGAAGCCATGGCACGGGCAGACTGGCTACCAACAGGGACTTCCACGAAAACGGCTGCGGCTCCGGTAGAGGCTTTAAGAGCACCGTTAAACAGCTGCTCAGCACGCTCAAGGTCTTTGGAGTTTTGACGAACCTGCTTGCCAGTCGAATAGACCGGCTGAAGGACGTCGACCGTTTTGACCTGGATCTCACCTGTCTGCGGGTAGTAGAGGCCATAGGCCAGCCCCCAGTTGTTGAGTGAGGGATCCATCCCAAGGACAGGGATAGGATTCATTCGATGACCTCCAGGCTCCCGGGGTTTGGCATATACAACTTAGGTTTGGCTCGGGACGTTTTACCATCACGAACCTCTACCAACACGCCTTTGCGGTTGAGCCAGGTGTGCCCGTCAAACATGTACCGATGTTCGGGAAAGTGCTTGATAGCAAGACCTAACGGATAGTCGGCCGTGTGCAAGGCGCTGGGGTAGGTTTCGTGTGCTTTGTCCCGACTGTACACCACCACACCCTCTTTGGTGGTTGTGCTGCCACCAGCCTGACTAGACCATCGGACTCTGGTTCCAATTGGTAAGCAGCTCATGACACTTTACGACCTTGTGATACGGGTTGAGCGTTCTCAGGGATTTCGAGGTAACCCTCTTCAAACGCGGCCTTGGGCGACCAGGAGTGATACTCCTCAGCGGTACCCTTGCTGTAGATCACATGGTATCCGGGTTCCAGTGGATCTACTTGGCCCATGTCCCGGACACGCCGGATCGAGGTCTTGAAGGCTCCGAAGGTCATGGGCTCAGCATGGACCTGTTTGATGCACTGGTATTTCTTGATGCGATCACTCATTGGTTCAGCTCCGACCAGAGGCGATATCCTTCAAGCTCATAGAGCTTGTCCGTCGCCAGGGCTTCTGCCTTGGTTCGTGCAACGTCGATACCTACCTGACTGTCGAAGTTTTCCGGTGACACACAGGCAGACACGCCCGTTGCCAGATAGAACGTACCGTCCAGGTACACATGACAGAAGGTGGTTGTTTTTCCTGGACACCGCTCAAAGAGGTACTCCAGCCGTTCCTTCATTTTCTGGACGTGGGCCAGGCTGATTCGCGGGGCAGTAAGGCCTTTTGCGACAATCTGATCTTCAATGGTTTGGTCAGACATTGGGAGTCCTTGGTTCAGTGAATGTCAGGGGCCGCATGCGGCCCCTGCGAGACGGATCAACCAAACAGAGACTTGGTCGGCTTGGCAGTACCGCCAGATGCTGCTGCGGCACGCGGAGCACCTGCAGAACCACCGTTGGCATCGTTAGCGGCCGTGGCCTTGTTGCGGGTCTTACCGGTCCACTTGGCATCCCAAGTGTTGTAGAACGCAGCTTCGGTGGCCTGGGCACGGATTTCTGCCGTGGTCAGACGGTCACGCTCACGGAACACTTTGTCGATCTCGTTGGTTTCACGAGTCTCGCCGTTGCTCTCGTACTTGCCAGTTGCCTGGTTCTTCACCTGCTTATCCACGATCTGCTTCTGGATACCGAAGATGGCACGTTGGCCCAGCAGATCCATGATGACCTCGACCTGGGTCGGTTCTTCTTTCTGGGACGCCGGGTTGTAGACGTTGACCATCTTCATGTCGGTGGCCAGTTCGCCCAGTTCTTTGCCTACGGTCAGCAGGGCCAGGCTGTTCATGGTGTTGAAGCCCGGCAGGTACTTACGCTCACCGGTCTGGGTTTCGTAGTAGTTCTTGTTGCCCTTGGCGTTGCCGGACGCGATCCAGAGGATCTCTTTGTGTTCCTGGCCGTCATCGTTCTTGATGGCCAGGTTCACACCTACGGCACCGCCTGCGGATTGCATCAGGTAGGCCATGGTAACTTCGGCGGCGTACAGACCAGATTCCCAGGGGCCAAAGCCACCGCCTACGGAATCCTTTTCGTCTTCAATGCTGTTGTCGGTTTTTGCTACGTTGAGAAGTGACATAATGTTATTCCTTTCTGGTTCAGGTTAGATGTACGACTGCCCGGGAGCGGATCAGGCGTAGTATTCGTGCAGACGGTTAAAGACCAGCTGCATGTTGTTGTCGATGAAGGTTTCTTTGGTGTCCCACAGGCCCAGTGGCCCACGCAGCCGCTCGTTCACGGTCTCTTTGGTGAGCTTGGTCTGGAACACGTACTTGAAGCCCAGGGCTTCTTCTTCTGGGGTGACGGTCAGCAGGTCGGAGCCGTAGGCTTCCAGGTCCTTGAGCTTCACCTTTTTGGCAGCGATGATGCAGGAGAAGTACGACTCTACGCCGTTGTTCTTCACACTACCCTTGATGGGTACTGCGGTCTCCATCACCATTTCACCCTCGTTGAGGGTGTCTTTGGTGTGGGCAATGAAGACCACATTCTTGGACGATCCAGCAACGTGCTGCTGCATCACACGCTTGAAGTACTGGGCAAACTCGCCCCAGGCTTTCATGGTGTTGGAGGCATTGATGACGTACAGGCTCTCGTACATGTCCATCAGGTAGGTGAGGGAGTCAATCACGATGGTGTGAATGTCCGGCAGTGTCTCTGCGACCTCAAAGGCCTCCTCTACCTGCATGGGGTCGGTAATGACGTACTCTTTGAATTTGCTGCGGAACGGCAATTTCTTACCGGCTTCACAGTTCAGGTACATCACACCTTCTGGGTTTTCCAGTCCCATCAGGGACGCTGACTTACCGGCTGCTGATTTACCGCACAGCAATACCAGGTTGTCGTTGACTTGCTCTTGTTGCATGACACAGACCTTCTTGGTTGTTTCGTAGAAGGGGCCGGAGGCCCCCTGTTACGCTGCTCGCTTAGCCAGGGCCTTGGACACGGTCACCATGATGGTGCCCATGATCTCAGCCTCTTCCAGCTTGTCCGGCAGCTTGTCGTTGAGTTCCAGTAGACGAACCCGTACACCCTCGAAGTCAAAGCCTGCATCCACCAGGATATAGGCGTACTTGAGCAACTGGTTGTTGCGGTTACCGTCTCCGGTGTTGTTGATCACCCACCGCTCCAGGTTGTCGAGGGATTGCTGAGAGTCGATGACTCGTTTGCGCTCCTCGTTCTTGGCGGTCTTGGGGATGAATGGCAGTACGTCCAGTACCAGGCCGTCGTTGTACTCGTAGTGACCGTTGTGGGACAGCCACTTGCGGGCACGCTGACTGGTGCCATCGTCAACTTCAAACGGGAGCCACTGGAAGATGTTACCCATGAACTCTTTGTAGTCCTTGGCATCCAGTTTCAGTTCGTAGTTGGTCGGCAACAGGATACGGAACCGGTTCTCACCGTTTGGATCGTGGCGCTTGGTGGTGTACATCAAGTACTTGTAATCCTTCAGTAGCATCTTCGCTGTTTCCAGATTGACGCCACCATCGACGTCGATGACCACAATGTTGAATCCAGGCAGGCAGTTGTCTTCCTGACGGTGCCCCTCACCGTATTCCCCGGCCTTGAGGTGGTGGTTTACCCAGTGAATACCAGGTGCCTGGGTCATCTTGTGGAGCTGATCGAACGGTGCCGTTTCGTTGGTGTACCCCACGGCAATGTCCGTACTATAGGACACCCGGATGTTATCCAGATCAGTCTTCTTCAAGGTCTCCCCACGTAGGAACTCAATCCCGTCATTGAAGGCTCGCTTGATGATGATGTTGTTCTGGTATCCGTAGGCTACGGCCAGGTTCATCAGATCCCGTTGCTGGTTCCCGGCTTTCGGGTAGAACGGGAGATCCTCCACCAGGTCGGCCTGGGTCACTTCACGGCCAACACCGGCAATGTACTTGGCCAGCTTGGCGTAGTTACGATCCCGGGTCAGTAGGCCCTCAAATGCCTGTCCGGACTCTTCCACCAGTTTCACCGCATGCTCAAAGTGAGCTTCGGTAATCTCTGCGGAGTCATCCACAAAGGCGTAGGCACCGGCCAGTTTCATGGCTTTGAAGTAGCGGTGGGACAGTTCGGCCTTCTTCATCTCATCGTGTTCGGGTAGTTCGTCGGCACCGGCTTCGCACTGAAGTTTGTACTTCAGAAACAGCTTGGCGACACGCTTGCTCATCACGATGGTTTTGTTGGCGTTGATAATGTCGGCCAGGTTCCCCAGGTGATCAGATATCTGATCCAGGAAGTCATTGGTGTCCGCATCGGTCAACAGGTCGTAGAGGTCGTCTACGGACAGGTCTTTGTTGCGGTCATGGCCTTTGACGTAGCCGAACAGGCAGCGACGTGCGTAACCGGAGTCCAGCAGGTCGTAGAACTCCTCCTCTACCTTGCTGCCGTTGAGCAGCTTGGACGGTGTCCCAAACAGCATGGCGTTGGCCGGAGTCAGTCCCTTGAGCTGTTCACGCAGTGGATTGTCCTTGGTGTTCTTGGTGAGCTTCGGGTTGATGTGACCAATGTCGTACAGTTCCAGGTACGTGATCAACGCTTCCATGGAACCGGTCAGGTTGTACCCGATCTCGTCGATCTGCAGGTTCATGGATCCGGCATTGGCCATCAGCAGCTTGTGACGCATGGCCTTGATGGCTTCCGGTGAACCCTTGTCGAAGCTGAAGTACAGCGGACCAATGGCGTGGAACTCGTTGGTGGCCTTCTCCAGTTCTTCATCTGGATCGGTCTGGTTACGGGCGGCCCGACGCATGGCCAGGTTGGGCAGGTTACGTTCTGCCAGGATAGGCAAGGTTTCCTCGGTGAACCGCTCCCGGAACTGGTTAATGACTTGTCCTTCCATAATGGAGGTGGACTTGCCTTTACCGGCGCCAGAGGTGGCCAGGTTAATGGCGTAACAGTTCACAGGGATCTTGCGATTGCCCTCATGGGTCTGAACCTGGCATCGCATCATGGTGGAGACTACGGAGAAGTAGTATGCCACCAATACCCGGAAGAACAGTGGGTTGGTGTTTTGGGTTTTGGTACACAGGATCTGGGCCAGTCGGTCGGCCACAGGGTGGTGATCCATCTCGGATACCGGACGGATACGCAGGTCTTCAGACATTGAAGGCTCCTTACAGTTTGAGTGAGCCATCCGCAATCAGTGCATCCTTCTGGGAGCAGATCGGGAAGGCAGCGCAGTACTTGCAGGCCACCACTTCACCGGGCACCTCCACCACCACGCCAACGTTCTTGTCCTTGGCGAGTCGGGTGTAGGCTGCGGATCGGGCAGCGTTCTCAGAACCAAACTCGTCCACCTTGAAGTTCTTGGTGGATCTGGTTCGCTTTTCGGGGTTTTTGTAGTACTTCCACTCCGGTGCCTTACGCCACAGCTCCTTATCGGTACACAGGGGTAGCTCTTCTTCTGGAGCGTCCTTGAAGCGCTCAAGCAGGGTCAGCTTGTTGCGGACGAACTGATCGGTCTCTTCGATAGACTTCAGGGGAATGAGCTTCTGTGGGGTGGCATGGGGCGGATAGTTGGGATCTGCCTTGGCCCGGAACGGTTGGAAGTCGGTGAACAGGAAGTTAATGGCCATGTGATCGTCGGTCACGATCTTGGGATTGAGCCAGCGGTACATGGAGCCCTGTAGGGCATAGTCCTCGGCCTTGTCGGCACTGTTCCAGGCCATGGTTGACGTGGACTTGAAGTCCTCGACACGGCCCTCTGCCACAAAGTCGAACTTACCGGATACGGTATAACCCATGACCTCTCTGTAGGAGCGTTGCTCCAGGTACACCGGAATGTGATCTTCGGTGACCGCGTCTGGGTCCGGGTTGATCAGCACCTTATCAATCAGGCGCTGGGGATACCCCAGTGCCTTCATGGCGGCGTCCTTGTTATGCACCCAGGATCGTTCAATCGCATCGTGGATGGCGGAGCCCATCCTGGATTTCACCAGGCCACTGATATCTTCCAGTGCCTGGCTCTCCGGGACACGACTGGCCAGAACCAGCTGACGTACAGGTTTGATCAACTTGGTGACCGAGATGGTGTTTTCTTCGTAGTCGTAGTTGTCTGTCGCCAGAAACACGGCCATAGACAACGGTACGTTATGTACGTTGAGGTACTTACGCATAACGGATTCCTTGGGTTACTTGCGGGATTCCATGGCCACCATTCGTGCCCCGAAGTGTGCAACCTTCTCTGAACAACGTAGCTCGGTGTCTCCGGGCTTACCGTCGCCCATGCGGATCTTGCACTTGCGGAACAGCGCCTTGAACGCTTCACCTTCCTGGAAGGTCATGTTCATGGCTTCGATGATGTCCTCACACTCCACGGTGTAGGGATCCAGTCGCTTGGGGTGGGGAATGTGCAATAGCCAATACCCATTGTCGCCTCCGGAGGAGGTCTGGGTTTCTGGCTCCAGCTCCTGACGAAGGAACTCGTCGTTACTGGCAGCCACGCCCCGGCACTTGGGGCAGTAATCGTTGGGGTCGGAAAATTGAAATTCGACGGTGCAGCCGATTTTCTTACATTGCTTCATGGATGGCCTTGGTTTATTGACAGGGTTTATGGCAAAGCCTAAATCAATAGGTTTTGCCGTATCGTCGTTAAACCAGAGAGGAGATATGGGGGAGAGCAAATTTCATGGCCCGAACATATCGCTGGGCCTGACGGTCATCCACATCCATCATCTTCTTGACTTCGCGTGTGTTGATCATCGGCATGCACTGAAGCATGTTGTACAATCGGTCCACGCTCAGTGGCACCCTCTGGTTTGGGTCCAGATGGGCGGCACCACTCAGTATGTCTGCAATTGGGCATCCAGGTCTGTGTGGTACCAGGCCCTGAACGTCATCCATAACGGTGTTGGGAACATTGGTGGATCGTGGCAACTTACTGGCATCGGCCTGATGGGCGTACCGTATACGGTCTACCCGGGCCTTACCCAGTCGTGCCTTGAGATGAGGCATCTCGTCGATACTGCGAATAATGCTTTTCAAAACAGTCACTTAGGCGGATTTCGTAAAACGACTTAATATATAAGGGGAGAACTCCCCGTTACCTGACGGCAACGGTGAGCCCTCCCTGAATCTCCCAGACACTTCCTGGCAGATTCACCAAGGGTTCGGAGAACCCCTGCTCAAAACTCAGCCCGTCGCCGTGTGCAAGGAGCCGCACGGAGCGTAGCGAGTACGGCCGACGAAGCACGGAAGGCGTAAGGGCGGCGAGTCTAAGTAGATTATTACGAAGAGTTAATAGGGGATTTCAGAAGGTAACCCGTTCGCTACGTGCCTGGCGGGACTACGCTACGCTGCGTCCCTTGGCACCCGCTTACGGGTTACCCAGCAAGCAGCTTTTGCACACACAACGACCGCCCTCTTCAGGGCTGCCTTGTGGTGGAAGCGTCATGCACCAGCAACTACTTGCACTCTTACCCTGCTCGATTGAACACTTAACAGGTGCCCCACAAGAGGGGCACCCGTAAGCGTCAGAGGGTTTGGTGCGGTTAAGTGCGTCCATCCTATCTGACATAGTCACCTCAGAAAGCTATCTCACAGGCACCACCTGAACAGGCCTGGGCACCCATCGTACTGACGTCCGTGTACTCCTGCTTACCCATCGCTTCGGTGAAGTTGATCGGTTCAATGGTTCGGGCAATGGTTTCCCACTTGTGCAACAAGTGACAATCTTTCAGGCAGTCCGTCATCTTCCGCATGTCACCCCCGAAGTAGTTGTCTGCGAACTGAACCGCACGACGTACCCAGTCCCGCTTCAGCAGGTCGTGGGAGCCATGGGGGCTCAGAGATGCACCCAACTCCATGGCAGAGTCACAGGCCTTCCAGAGATCACTGGAGAAGGCGTGAAGGCCATCAACGATGAGGCCGGACGCGAACATGGCAGCTGGGCCATAGAGTGCCTGTATCTCTTCTGCGGTACGTACCTGGGTAAACGGTGACTGCGGCAGGGCCTTGTCGCCAAAGGCAGACAGTAGGCTGATACCGGCAAACCATTCCCGGTTGTCCCAGATGTAGTCGAACACTTCGTCCAGATCATCCACTGTGATGGTGTTGGAGACGTTATGACGGTTACGGGGATCAGTACACAGGTCCAGGTTGGTCCCACACTCTACCCAGTACTGTTGAGCCAGTTTGACGTACTCCAGCTGCTTGACGCCTAGCAGGTCGTCCTTGTAGATCGAGCCCTCGTCGGAGATCACCGGGAAACTCACGATCTTGTCGGTACCGTTAGGATTCCAGACACTGGTTTCCACCATGTCCGGATTCCGTTCCTGGATCAGTGCCAGGGCCCCGTCCAGGTCGTTCATCTGGACGTTTCGGAAGTACCGAGGGGAGTGTTCTCCATGAATGCCCGAGGCTGTGCCCAGCAGGACTGAGGCGTTACCTGAGGGCTTCACACAGGTGGTCCGGGCTGCAGGGTTGATCCCGATCAGGTGGGCCACTTCCTTGTTTACATTACGAACGATGTAGGCACCGTTCTTCATGTTTTCAGTGTTAAACAGTACGTCTGGGTTGTTCATCCAGCCTGTGACCGAGACACCGATCAGCGCCTCACGCTCAACGATTTCCCGGGTGGCGTCGGTCAGGTAGGTGAAGTTGGTGTATCCGGCTTGCAGGGTACCCAGGATGGCTGCGGCACGGCAGGCAGCGAAGAACTCGTCGGCCGTAGTACAGGCACCGCCATTGATCTCGGACAGGTTACACATCTGGAATCCAGAGCGACCGTCTTCCGTCTTGGGCAGCATGCCAATCTCAACGCAGGGGTTGTAGGCAAACTCTGTGGAGTCCGTCCAGATGAAGCCTGGCTCACCAAACTCTCGTACCGATTCCTTGATGGATTGCCATTCCTCGTAGGTGACCTCACCGCGAACCAGTACAACGGAGTTGTTGGATCGACCACGCTGAGGGTTGGCCTTGAACCAGTCACCGGTCTTAGCGTTCATCATCTCCTTGTCGTCCTTGGAGAACAGGCAGATGGTAGCTGACCGTCGGACACCGCCACTGAGAACGGCATCGGCCATGTGCATGACAAAGTCATAGGCGTCGATGGATTTCAGTCGATTGCCCTGACGTACCGCACGGTTCATCAAGTCTTCACACTTGTTCAGGGACGCTCGCAGACCGTCAGGCCCGGGAGCCTTGAAGCCGCCGGAGATGAAGGCCCCTTTGGGTCGGATCTCTGAAAAGTCAAACGACACATGACAGCCCTGGTACTCCGGGAACGGCGCATGCTGGCCTTCGGGAATGAAGCTGGAAACCAGTACACCAAACGCATCGGCCCAGCCCTCAATGCTGTCCGGGATGATGAAGACCTTGGACAGGTCGTCTCGTCGCGGGGCAATGTCCGGGAACTGTGCAATGTGGTGGGTCTGTACCGAGAAGCCCACACCGCAGCCACACAGCAACAGGTACATGGCTTCCTGGAAGAACTCGGGTCGATCCAGGTGAGAGGCACTGCAGTTGTACAGTCGTCCCTCATGCTGGAAGATTTGTGGACCACCAAACTGCAGGGCCCGCTGGGCACCCAATACCTTGGAGTTGGTATAGGCATCCTGGGCAAACTGGATCAGCTGTTCCAGCTCATCCGACATAACCTCCTTGTACTTTTCCCGGTGCATATCCATTACCCGGGCAACGGCTTCTTCCCAAGTCTCGTAACGGTCCTGCTCGTCAAGATAACGGGCATAACCCATAAAGAACTTGGATTCAGCCATCATGGCTTTGGCGGCCAAAAGGTTATTGTCAGATCGGGGTGATTTCATAATTACTCCAGTGAATTAAAAAGGGCTGCAAATAACAGCCCTGTGTTGCGGGAACCTTTTAGCGTATCCATGTGCATGGATTATTGTGTGGATATTTAATCCACGAGAGCAGACCAGCTGACTGGATACAGGGGACGGATGATATCGTCCCACTGAGCAGCAAGGTCTTGGATTTCTTTCTGGGCGTGACTATCACTACGCTGGATGTAGGCGTTGGCCCATGCGTATAACGAACCAGTCACCCAGTAGGTAGTCAGCATGGATTGAGGCAATACCATTCGGGCTTGTTCCGGGGCCACACCATTCTCGATCATCTCTGAATAATAACTACTGAGTTGACGGACAATCTCACCATAACCGTCCTTGATGTTTTCGCTGTACTCATGCTCACCGCCACTACCTTGCTTGATCCCACCTTCAGGACGAGCACGCCATACTTCTGGTACATAGAACTCCGGTGTATCGTCCACATAGCGGCGAGACACTTCGTTATAAGTGAAGCCAACCATATGTTTGAATCTCTGACGGGCTACAAAGATCGGCACGGTTTCTCGCATGGAGATCATGGCATGGGAGAACGGTGTCCAGTGAGTCGGCATGTTCTTAGCCCACTTCAAGTAACCGTTTATTTCTTGGGTATCAGTTGTGCATTGAAGATTATCGACTGCTTCTTGCCAATCTTTGGTCATACAACCACGGGCCAGGAACTGAATAAGACCTCTGTCCTTTTCAGTTAGCTCGTTGGATTCAGCACCGAAACTACATCGAGCCGCATTCACCACGGTTAAATCTGAGCCCATGTGGTCGAGATAGGTGGCTTTCATATTGGTTTCCTCTTTATTTATGTGGGCGTAGGGTATTGGATATTTTGGAACAGGCATAAAGTGATTCCGTACAATGAACACAAACCGGTTTTGTAGGGTGTTTCTTTATGGCTGATTATTGTGGAACGGGATCGGGTAACTTCCCGAAACCTGGGGATCCTGACTTAAATAACTCACTGATCTCTGCATCCCCGGCGTTCGGGGGTATTGACGTCACCTGGACCTATCCAGAATTGAATGCACATGCAGTGGCCCACAGTAGGCTGTACCGGAGTGGGTCGGCTGATCCGGAGACTCGTGTACTTCTACGGAAGGTCAATGGGGATTTCTTCTACGACAAGACAGAGTCTGCCACGCCGATCCAGTATTACTACTGGGTCCAGCATGTGTCTGTTAACGGTACCGTCGGGGAATTGCTTGGCCCGGCATCCGCTACAGCCCGTCCTACGATTGAGCAAATGATTCTGATGTTGTCCGGCGAGATCAATGATGGTCTGCTGGCAACGGCCCTACGGAATCGTATTGACGAGATCGACACCAACAAGGATGAGATCCTGGCTGAGCGACTGGATCGGGTGAACTCGGATGATATGTTCGCTTCGGCTCTGGCCGGTATGGAGCAGGTAGTAGCCGATGTGGATACCCTGATTCGACAGGAAGTCACCGAGCGCACGGAGGGCGACTCCTCCATTGTGGAGTCTCTGAATCTCCTCTTTGCTCAACAACAGGACAACAATGCCCTGATCCTGGAGGAACAGACAGTACGGGCTACAGCAGATGATGCACTGGCTTCCGATATCAGTACGCTACAGGCTGAAACAGACACCAATGCCGCAGCCATTACCTCGGAGTCCACTACACGGGCGACCGCTGACGAGGCACTGGGTGAGCGGATTGATACGGTGATTGCAACGTCCGTCAGAATCTTCCGGGCGGATACGGCGCCTACCCCGGGCACGACTCCGATCAACCTGAATGACCTCTGGTTCGATACCAGTGACGGTAACCGGCTGTATCAGTGGACTGGGTTGGAGTGGGTCGATACCCAGGACACAGGTATTCAGGCTGCGTTTGCTGCTATCAACTCAGAAGAGCAGGCCCGTACAACAGCAGATTCCGCACTCAGTTCGCGTCTGGACACGCTCAGTGCATCCGTTCAGGATAATGCCGCAGACGTACAGACCGAACAGAAAGCCCGGGCAGATGCAGATTCCGCACTGGCTTCGCGTATTACTACGGTGGAAGCCAGTTCAGCGGACAATGCCGCGGCCATTACCTCTGAGTCCCAAGCCCGGGCCGATGCCGACGAGGCCTTGAGTCAGCAGGTACAGACGCTGGTGGCGTCCACCTCACAGATTTTCCGGAGTGACGTTCCCCCGGATCCGGCAGTACGTATCGTTAATGAAAACGACCTGTGGGTGAATACCGCTGAGGATAACCGCCTGTACCAATGGGATGGGACGAACTGGGTGAACGCTCAGGACGGTGGTATCGGTGCAGCCTTTGCAGCCATCGAGGATGAACGCAAGGCCCGAACCAATGCGGATGGTGCGATGGCTCAAAGTATCACGACACTGGAAGCCAGCGTAGGTCGAAAAACCCGGACGTACTTCCAGGCCAATCCCCCGGCCTTGCCGGAGAACATCGGGGATCTGTGGCTTGATACAGACGACAACAACAAGTTGTACGTCTGGCAAGGTGAGACAACCGGTTGGGTACTGGGTACAGATCAGCGTATCTCCCAACTGGCTTCGGATTTGGTCACAGCTCAACAGGCGGCTAACGATGCAATGAGTGCAGCGGAGGCGGCACAGGCTGTCGCTGACAACGCCATCCGGACCTATTACCAGGCTACCGCCCCGACTGGACTGAATAACACCACGGACCTGGGGGATCTCTGGTTCGACACGGACAACGATCAAGCGTACCGCTGGAACGGCACCAACTGGAAACTGATCCAGGACAACTCCATTGCCATGGCGATCGCTGCTGCAGAAGACGCACAGGCCACGGCTGATGGTAAAATTACGACGTACTACCAGGCTACAGCACCGACCGCTGAAGGCGTCGGTGACCTCTGGATTGATACGGATTCAGGTAACACGCTGTATCTCTGGAACGGTGCGTCCTGGGCGCTCGCCAGTGACCAGAACAAGACCCGGATTAGTCGACAACCCTCCGCCCCGACAGAAGCGAAGGTAGGGGATCTCTGGCTCGATGAGGGTGATGGTGACAAGCCCTACCAATGGGATGGGGCAACCTGGCAACCCATCAACCTGTATACCGGGAATCAGGTGTCTGCCGCAATACAGGACTTCAAACAGGCACAGATTGGTTACTGCTTGATTAACGGGGCTCCGGATGGGTCGAAGACCACAAAGGACTCTTGTGAGGCGGCAGCAGGTACCTGGCTCGATATGCATGCCATTGCTGAAGTGGTCAAGGGTGTCCAGATCACTGACGGGGATAACGAGACCGCCAACGTGGAACAGCGTATGCGGGCCTATAAGGATGATATCGGTAACCTCAACAGCCAGTACACGGTCAAGGTACAGTCAGACAGTAACGGTACGAAATATGTCGGTGGGTTTGGTTTAGCCACACAAGGCCAGTCCGTAGAAGCTGGGTTTGATGTAGACCGTTTCTGGGTCGGTAAGTTACAGCCAGATGGCTCTATTGATGGTGGTAAGTTGCCCCTGATCATCGAGGGAAGTGAGGTATTCATTGACCAGGCAGCTATTAACGAGTTGACGTTCTCCAAGCTCCGTGATGAAAGTGGCTCGGTGGTTGTAAACAATGGGAAGCTCAAGGCTGACTATATCGACGTGGATAACCTCGTTGCTCGACAGGCAGAATCTGATAATTTTGTTGCGGGACAATCTGGCTGGAAGCTGGGGGCAGACGGTACTATTGAAGCCAACAACGGAACGTTTCGCGGCCATGTGGAAATGGACACTGGTTACATAGCGGATTCGGTGCAGATTGGTGGGGTGCCGAAGTACCAGAACTACAAGTCCGGGAACTTTATCCGTTCGGGGGCTACCACCACTAGCTCGGCGACTATTACCAACGCGGCTTACATAAGCGACGGCGTTAGGGCAATCTCTTCAGACTACTGGAGTATACCCGGCGGCGTGCAGTACTTGCAGGCAGACCTTGGTTCTGAGCGATATGTCAGCGAAAACAGGATGTTTTTCTACGCCCTGGATGGGCGCAGATACAAGTACGCCATTGCCGTGTCTACGGATGGAAACACCTGGGAGTATGTTGTTGGTTCCGGCCCTACCAACGGTGGCAATGCGACGGGTTTTGTCTGGTCTCGATCAGCCGCTGGCGGCTACGAGGTCGGCTATGAGTTCCCAACCATTACACCAATTGGCAAGTTTGCCCGCTATGTCCGGGTGTGGATGAACGGAAACTCAGTAAATACCGGCAACCATGGCTACGAATGGGAGCTGTATGGGTCTGGTGGCGGTGGTGACGATCCCTATGTGGCGAGCATTGGTAGCAGTTCCCGGGCGTCGTCTGCCCTGACGGACTACTGGGTAAAGCCCGGCTTCACCTGGATTGACGGCACCAAGATCTACACTGGGGATGCCTACGTCGATACGCTGCAGATCAGGGGGAATGCCGTAACACTGCTGCAGGCGCAAACTGACGGCAGTCGTGGAGGTGCCACTAGTTGGGTCGATGTAATATCTTTTACTTATTATACCGAAACTACTGGCAATATTGATGCACTAGTGACTTGGGGCGGAGAAGTGCAAGGCGGAACTAACGGTGAGGCGGATGGCAACGGTTATTTACGACTTGTAGTCGCCGGTGTTGTTCGCGGAAGTGGATCCAGACTAGGCACAGGATACATTACTGCCGGTGCGTCTACCAAACTGTCATTTCCAAATACAGGGGTTAGTATAAAAGTGCAATATAGGGGAAGTGCCGGTGGTGCCGCCTGCAGAAATGTTTTTGCAACCGTATTAGGGGTAAAAAGATGATTCTCTACAATTATGTAGTATATGAGCCATCGACAGGATATGTGATCGTGAAAGGCAGCGGCGAATTACGATCTGTCGATCCTGCAGATTTCTCGCCAACAGCAGCGCTATTGACTTACGGTGACGATCTTGGTGATGACCTGTATGTAGCTAATGGCCAAGTTCTTGCAAAACAATCATTTGCTTTTCAGAAAGATAAACTACAAATCATTGCTGATGGGCTGGATGTTTTAACCATCAGCAACGTACCAGTTGGCACCACGGTTATCTGGCCCGACGGCCAGGAGGATGTAGTCAATGACGGAGAGGTTCAGTTGTCTACCGATCTTCCCGGCAACTACACTCTGACCTTTGACGCCGTTCCCTATCTCAGGCAGGAGGTGACCATTGAAGCGGTCTCTACAACTTAATCCGGATAACCGACCAGCAACCTGGGCGCAGGTGCGAGATTGGCGTGACACTCACGAAGTTGCACCGGTTGAAACTAGCCAAGGCACCTTTGATTGTGATGACAGGTCCGATAAGCGTCTGTATGAGCAACTGGGTATGTTTGACTATCTCGATACGTTGAACCCCGATGGTACGCTCAGCTGGAAACGTGCAGATAATACTTGGGTAGCTTTGAGCAAACAGCAACTGGCGGACCTCTACCAGGAGATCCGAATAAATCGTGCCAAGCGTGCGGGTGTTCTTCATGTGAAGGCTGCTGAGTTTGAAGCGCTGGAGGTAAAGCCATTGGTTAAAGAGCTGCAGGTATTGAACTTCTGGCTTAAATAACCCTGCAGTCTGAACCACCCTTCCATACCATACCAGTATCTTGAATTGTGTCTGAGGTGCTGGTATGGACGATCCCATTTTTGAACTGTATCGCGGTGATGATTACTCCCTACGGGTGGTGATCACTGACGAGAATAAAACTCCCATCGACATTACGGGCTGGGCTTTCCAAGCCACGCTCAAAATCTCCACAGAAATGCCGGATGACCAGGCAACAGTCCAGGTGGACATACCCCCGGTTGAGGGACCGTCTGCCCAGCAGGGTGTTGTCTATGTGCATCTGCCCCGGGAGCAGACAATGCATCTGATCCCTGCACCCCACTTCTTCGACCTTCAGCGACTGTACAACGACAAGGTGTCTACCGTTGTCATGGGTCGTGTGACCGTGAAGCCCGACGTAACCCGGAGGACTGCTTAATGGCTGAAACCCAGGCAACGTTTAACGATCAGCACATCATCAACGCCGAATTCCAGGTACCTGCCAGTGACGTGAAGGCCGGTGTTCAGGGCACCATGACACTGACCGCCAGTCTGACCACGGTGGCTCCGGAGTTCGAGAACTACATCAACGGTATCCGGGATGAAGTTGAGGCCGACCGTGCAGAGGTCTCGACCAATCTGGACCATGCGATTGACCGGGCTGCGGCAGCCCTGGCCTCGGAAGAAGCGGCCCTGGTGTCCGAACAAAAAGCTCTTGCTTCTGAGCAGGCTTCACTGGTTTCGGAACAAAACGCCAAAGCCTCCGAAGTCAGTGCCGATGAATCTGAGTCCTTTGCCCTGGCTCACCGAAACAAGGCACATGAATGGGCAGAAAAGGATGAAGACCTGGAAGTGGAGGCCGGTGCGTATTCGGCCAAGCACCATGCCCTGAAAGCTGCAGACAGTGAGCAGGGAGCCAGCGACAGTGCAGCAGCGGCCTTGGTATCGGAAGCCAATGCAGATCAATCTGAAGCTGCAGCTAAGGCCAGTGAGTTGGCAGCAAAAGCCTCGGAGAACCAGGCCATTACCAGTGCGGCGGAAGCGTTGGCATCCGAGCAGGCTGCACAGGTCAGTGAAGACAAGGCCTTGGCTTCCGAACAGGCAGCGAAGGTTAGCGAGACCAACGCCAAGGCGTCGGAGACAGCGGCCCAATCCAGTGAGAGTGCTGCAAGTGCCAGTGAGTCCCTGGCTCAGCAGTGGGCCACCAATCCGGTTAACGATGAAGTCACTCCGGGTAAGTACTCAGCCTTTCACCACGCTACCCTGGCAGACAGCCATGAAGCGGCTGCCCTACAAAGTGCGGTAGATGCTGCAGCATCCAAAGCCCGGGCTGTGACTGCCGAAACCAATGCCCAGGCCTCAGAAGATGCTGCACTGGTATCCCAGAATGCGGCCAAATCCAGTGAAGTGGCTGCGGCGGACTCTGCACAAGCTGCCCGTGTTTCTGAGTTGGCCGCTGAAGCCAGCGAACTGAACGCCGGGGATTATGAGGAGAGTAGTCGTATCAGTATGGAAGCGGCCAAGGTCTCAGAGCTGGCGTCAGCCAGTAGCGAGGCCGCTGCAGCCACCAGTGCTGCCTCGGCGTCTGCAAGTGAAACAGCAGCTGCAGCCAGTGAAGCTGCGGCAGGTTTGTCAGCGCAAGCAGCTGCAACGTCTGAGACCAACGCGGCAAGCAGTAAATCCGCTGCGGCTATGTCTGCAAGCAATGCGGCCACCAAGGCGTCAGAAGCGAGTACTTCAGCTACAAAAGCAGAAGCCTCTGAAGCAGCCGCTGCCAGTTCGGAAACCGCCGCAGCAGCGTCTACAACAACAGCAGGAAACCATGCCACTGCAGCGGGTGTCAGCGAAACCAACGCTAAAGCGTCTGAGACTGCCAGTGCCGCCAGTGAATTGGCTGCCGCTACGTCCGAGAGTAAGGCCCTGGCCAGTGAGTTGGCTGCGGCCGCTTCAGAAGATAATGCAGCAGCCTCAGCGTCCAGTGCCGCTGGTTCAGCAACCAGTGCCAGCACATCGGCCACTGTCGCACAGACCGCACGGAGTGGGGCTGAAGCAGCTCGAGATGCCACTCAAGCATTGCTGGATCAATTTGGTGACCGGTACCTGGGTGATGCAGTCTCTGATCCCACTACGGATCTGGATGGTTCGGCCCTGGAGAAAGGTGATGTGTACTTCAACACCACTGACAATGTCCTGAAGTTCTACTCCGGTACCCAGTGGGTGGCACCAGAGAATGTGGCTACTACAGCAGCCAATGAGGCCCAGGCCAGTGCCGCAGCAGCGGCCAGTTCTGAACAAGCAGCAGCGGGTTACGCCAGTACGGCAACGACCGAATCAACCGCCGCCGAAGCTGCGAAATTAGCTGCCCAGACAGCAGCCAGCAATGCAGAAACCTCAGAAGATAATGCCGCAGCGTCAGCCTCTTCTGCTTCTGGTTCGGCCTCTACGGCTACCACAGCAGCGAATACTGCGACCACCAAGGCATCCCAGGCCAGTAGCTCCGCGACTGCCGCTGCAAACAGTGCGACCGCAGCCCAGGCGTCTGCAGATTCTGCCAGTGCCAGTGAAGCGGCCATTGCTACTACGATTGCTACGGCCCTGGATGCTCATGTGGCTGCAGCAGATCCCCATGGACAGTACCTGTTGGAGACCACAGCAACCAACCTATTGGCCGGTAAAGTGGATACGACCGACAGTCGTCTGACCAATGCCCGGGAGTGGACAGCCAGTACGGTCACACAGGCAGAAGCTGAGGCCGGGTCTGCGACAACTCGTCGTGCATGGACTGCCTTGCGGGTATTCAATGCTATCGCTTCCTGGTGGAACAAGAGTGCTGCGAAAACCAAGCTCGATGGGATTGCCACCGGGGCAACCAAGAACGCAACGGATGCCCAGCTACGAAGCCGTAGTACGCACACCGGAGAACAGGCCATCTCGACAGTGACTGGTTTGCAAACTGCCCTGAACGGTAAGGCGGCAGCCTCTCACACCCATACCATGGCTCAGATCAGTGGTACTTTGCCCTATGCCCAGTTACCAACGATCCGTCATGGTGACACCAACTTTGCGAACCAGGCATTGAATACTAACTCCAGCGTTCAGCACGCCAAGGTACGTACCGGGGGAACAGTCGATGATGGCACGAACTCCCTGCAGGTGTCGGGCGGTACCCGTACTGATACCCTGGCAGCAGGGAATGTTCAGTCACCACAGGAGAGCATCGACACCGATGGTAATGTGCAAGTACGTGGCGAAGGCCAAGTGAAGATGGGTGACTTCGCTATGCAGTACAACGCAGCCACCAAGTCCCTGGACTTCAACTGGATCGGAGGTTGATATGGGACTGATTGCACATTATCGGCTGGATGGGGACGCAACAGATGCAGTGGGTGACAAGCATGGCAGTGTGACGTCTGCGGCGTGGGCAGACGGTAAGTTAGGTCAAGCCGCCGATATGCGGTCAACTAACTGGTGGATAACTGGCGATGGTTGGAATATAACCAGTGAGTTCAGTTACTCGTTTTGGGCAATTAAAACTAGCGACAGTGATACGTATACTGGTGGCCTTGTTGGAAATCATTACCACGCTGGCGGTCCCACGGGATGTAACATCTGCATGGCTAATGTAACATCCGCTATTATGATTGCCACGGGCGACGGAGTAAATCGTCCCGCATACTCATTGACTGTCCCCTCCCCAACAAATAAGTGGCAGCATTACACCCTCACATACAAAGGAAAGACTGTTTCTGTCTATCAAAACGGGGTTCACATTGACTCAAGAGACAGGGACATAAAGTTCGACACAAGTAGACCTTTTGCTATTGGTAGGTGGGCGTCTTCCTACGACAGCTATTACCTGAACGGGATGATCGACGACGTCCGCATCTACGACCAAGCCCTGTCGCCGCGTGAAGTGCGGGATTTGAGTTTGGGGCTGATGTCCCGTTACCGGCTTTACGGTGACACTACTGATTCGGCTGGAACAGGTTTAATCAGTATTGGCTCCGGCGCCTTTGTAGATTCTGAAATAGGAATTGTAGCGGACGTTGTTGGTACAAGTGCTAACATCGCCCTTGAACATGCGCCGTTAAATCTCAGGGGCGAAACTATAGTGTTTCGTGAGAAGTGTGACCTTCTGAGGTCTGACGCAGGTGGCGGTGGGTTTACCAACCACGTTATTCAGTGGGGTACATACTACGGAAACAATAGCGGTGGTTTCGGGCTTCAGACGGGTACATTTTCATATTATCTTAAGGGGCCGTCCAGCTCGGGGTGGACAGACAGTGGGTCAATAGCTGCTGCATCGCAGAGGTACGACCTTGGTGGCTGGATAGATTACGCGGTAGTGTTTGGCGAAGACGATACGATCTCCCTGTACATGGATGGGGAGAAAGTTACTCATTTCCCTCTTTCAGCGCCGTACACAGGGTTGAATAGTGCGGGGATTCAATTTGGCACTAATATGCTGGCACAGGTGTCAGACGTCCGTATTTACTCCACCGCCCTCACCGCTGCCCAGATTAAGGAACTTTATCAGCAGCGAGTCTCGATTGATAGTGAGGGATCGGTTCACGTTAGCCAGTTAATAGAAAAGGTGTCCGGCTTACAGGGTAATTCAGAAGTAGCGGGAGAGGTTTATACCGTAAGAGCAAAAAGATACCCATACGATAGCAAAACCCCCTCAGCAGGCGTGTTCAAGGATGGGTCCAAAATTGTTAACTTTAGTAGGGACTGGCACATCGCTGTCTGGGACACAACTACAGGAGATTGGGCAACAGGTATTGATTACTATGGTGCCACTTCAATCTCTGGAATTGCCGCCCGTTATGATGTCTACGGCGATAGAACTGCTCAACAGCAGGCTTTTTGTAACACGATAGACAATTTGGAGCCGCATCACTTTGTGATTATTGCAGGTTCTCATGCTCCTGAATACTACAATGCAGCAATGGTACAGAGAATACTTCACTGTGGAGGGTCTTCCGATAAACTGCAATGGACCTCCAGGAAGAATTATATATGTGCAGGCATGGTGGGTGTAGGGGAAGGAAACGCAGTGACCGAAGTACTCGATAACACCACCGCCTACGACGATGGAGTAGTAGCGGCGGAAACGGACGTTGTTATCCCTTCTTCAAGTCTTCAGGTTAAGCAGTCTCTACTACCTTCTACATCTTCAGAGGTCGGAGTCACCCGAGGTCTCGTCGCATGGTACCCATTGATCGGAGACACCAAGGATTACGCAGGCACGAACCATGCAACCAATAACGGTGCAGTGGCGACGGCTGAAGGGTATGAGTTTGATGGGGTGGATGACTGGCTGTTAGCAACAGACAACGTGGGATTGTCAGGAGATGCTGAGTTCAGCATAAGTTATCTGGCCTACTGGTCTGGCTCGTCATGGTCTAGTAATTGGCCATCAGGCGCGGGAATAAATTCCGTTAGTGCTACTAACCGGGGGATTTCTACCACATGGAAGGACGGTAGAATTGCTTTAGATTTCTGGAGTAATCGATATAGGGCAACTAATCCACTAACAGTCAATACTTGGTATTTCGTAACATTCACAAAAACACCAGGACTTATTAGCACAACTTCTAAATTGTATGTAAATGGTATAGAACAGTCTGGAACTGTTGAGGGTAGTGATGTCGTTCCTAATATAATTGATAATCCCCCAGTCGTTGGGAGACTTGATGCATCTCGATGGTTCAACGGAATCATCCGCGATGTACGCATCCACAACGTCGCCCTCACGCCCGAGGAGGTAGCACTACAAGCCAAGCTGGCCCTGGGCGGAACAAACTCAGCGATCACTTCTGACTGTCTTTACACTAAGGGGCAACTGAAGGAGGTCGTCGCATGAGTGTAGATTATAAGTATACCGCTGTTACCGGTGAGTCCTGGGTCAGGACCAAGCGAATTGTCATTGACAATGGATTGAACGAGTTACCGGTACTGAAGTTCGTTGAGGAGCGTATCGTCAACATTGCCGGAGGTGAGCAGTATTCCCGGGATATCGGTACGTTGGAGATCCCGGCAACCGAGTCGTGGATGGACCACGAGATTCCTATCCTGGATCCGGTGACGGTTGAGCCTACCGGTGGCTCCATCACGTTTGGTGAGGCCTACAACATCGTCAAGAGTGCCTACCTGCATTTCGCTAACCTGCGGGACAATCCCCCAGAGGCTGCACCTACCGAGGAACCTGTTGCCCAGGACCCAACTGAAGGGGAGGCACCTTAATGGCGGACTTATCATCCACCCGAGTCTTCGGGAAATTGACGGTTATGCACGATGCGGTGGTCAAGGGTAATGCCGAGATCACCGGTCAGGTGGCCGCAGGTACCTTTACTGGTTCTGGTTCTGGTTTAACGGGCACAGCGTCTCTAAGAGCTACTGGAACAACCAAAGCTGATGTAGGTCTGGGAAACGTACCTAATTGGTCTTCAGGCACCTTTGACAGTCGGTATTTGGCTATTGGTGCAAATGCCGTGTCGGCCACTAAGCTGGCCAATATCAATACGACCTTCACAGGTAAGTACCCGATTACCGTTAACGTCAATGGAGCGATCTACAGTCACACTGATGCGACCTTTGAAGGCTCCACGGGGATATTGATGGCACCCAAGTTTGTCGGGAATGGTTCTGGTATTACCGGGGTCAATGCGGATACGGTAGATGGAAAACATGCTTCAGCCTTTGCTCTTGCTTCTCACAGTCACAACTACCTGCCACTTAATGGTGGGGGGAAAATAAATGGCTCGGTAAACATCACTGGAACTACGTTCTGGGAAGTCAGTGCTAGTGACACCGCCTCACAGAGGTGTGATGCTCGAGACGAAGCTACCAACTACTCTCGCCTGCATTGGTACGGTCAGACTGATGCAGGCGCAACCTCCAACTTCCGCCATGCCTGGTATACGGGTACGGAGTATATCAACGTAACGGCAGAAAACGGCGGTATCACTTTCGGAGGTAGTGTTAGTGCGACGTCTTTCAAAGGGAAGGCAACTGACTCCGACAAGTTGGATGGGGTACATGCTTCTGGTTTTGTGAAGACTCCAGGAAGCTCTTCCAGCTTTATTTCTAGCGATTCGGGCGGGAAGGTAGTAGCGAACAGCACAACAGTAAATGGTGTTTACTATTCGGACGTATCCCTTTTTGGTCAGCCCGATGGGGCACTACACAATCAAGCTTATTCAAGCACTTGGCAGCACCAAATCTACGGTGACTACCGTAGTGGTCAAATTGCTGTACGGGGTAAGAATAACGGTACATGGCAGCCGTGGAGAACTGTATGGGATTCGGGCAATTTCAACCCCGCCTCCAAGGCTAACGTATCGCACAGTCATAACTATCTTCCGCTGAGTGGAGGTACCTTAACCGGGGCCATCACGTTACCGGGAGCCGTAGGTCTGACAGGTAGTAGTTCAACGGGAATGGTTACCACCCTCGGAGGACGTACCACATCAATTGGTTCCCGTAATGCCAGTTACAGTCATTACCAGAGTTCCACAGGAAACCACTACTTCTACGGTACCGTTACGGCCCAAAGCAACATCACGGCCTACTCAGATCGTCGAGTGAAGACGAACCTGGAACAGATCCCGGATGCCTTGGAGAAGGTTCAGCAACTGACAGGCTACACCTACGACCGGACAGACCTGGATACCCCACGACAAATGGGTGTGGTGGCTCAGGACGTTCAGAAGGTGGCACCCGAGGCGGTCACAGAGAATCCGGAGAACGGGCACCTGCATGTGGCCTACGGGAACCTGGTGGGCCTGTTGATCGAAGCCATCAAAGAGCAGCAGACACAGATTGATGAACTGAAGCGGAGGGTTGGGTAATGACGCTTCAGAGTTCAGGTCCTATTAGCCTGGGTAATGTTAGAACTGAGCTGGGCACTTCCGGGGCTATTAGCCTCGGAAGTTCTATTGTTCGTGAACTTGCGGGTGTGCTTAGTGGCTCTATTTCCTTGGCGGATTTATATGGCAAATCTGCGGAGGAATACATCCGAGTAGTTAATACCGAATTTCAACTGGGTGGGTCTCAACCCTCGGAAAAGCATAACTTAACACTTGGACATCAAAACCAGATCGTTACCAACAGCCGTAGTTATAAATCTAGGTTCTACGTCTCCGGGGGTATAGTGATGTTTAACCAATCCAATCCGAGAAATATACCCACAGGCACTTATGAAGTTGAAGCTGGAGCGTCCGTGTCTATCGAGTGTGGTTACCCGGGTCCTATAGCTTTTCTAATAATTTCTTGGATAGACGATTTCAAGTGATGACCATGAACGAAATTTTAAAGAATCTCTCCAAGTGGTTTCTGGTGGGTTTTTAGCTTAAGGAATAAAACAGGTAATAATATAACTGAATCAGTTACAGTTATACTGAGTTAAGGATCTGTATACGGCAGTGACCTGGAACCAGAGGATATTTTATGGGAATACTGAGTAACCTGTTCGGGACCGGCGATGTAATCGCCAAGGGCCTGGATCTGATTGATAAGAAGTTCCCCAGTGATGCACAGATGATCGAAGCACAAACCAAGGCTAAGACCGATCTGCTGACCAGTTATGCTCCGTTCAAGGTGGCACAACGTTACCTGGCTGTACTGTTTGGTTTGACGTTCATTCTCAGTTATATCCTAGTTTTGGTGATGTACTTTGCCGGTGGAACCATTGCCGATGTTATGGATATCCTGGGTATGTTCAAGATTGACTGGATCATGTTGACTATCGTGGGGTTCTACTTCGGGGGTGGGGCTTTCGAGGGCGTGGTCGGAAAGATCAAGTCCAAACCGTCCTAA